TTAATAAAATAATTTAACAGAATGAAAAATATAAAAAAATTTATTAATTTCTTATCAGAAGCTAATGACATGGATCAAATACCAACTGAAAATGAAGAAGAAAAGGTATTAGATCCTAATACCTATAATGAATTAGTAAATGGTATTAAAAAATTAATTTCAGAAACAATAGATTCTAATAATGAAGAAACTATTAAAGGATTTATTAAAGTTTATGTTAAAAATCCCGAAGAAAAAGAAATAATTGGGTTAATTAATGATGCTGATGTATATGAATTTTATCTTAAATATATGTCTGATATAGATGAGATTTTAACTTTTTCTAATTTTTATAGTGAAAAACCTGATTCATTAGAAATATATAGTCTTTATGATTATTTAGTTAAAGGAACTAAAGTTGCTGTTTTAGAATTATTAAGAAAGATAGTATAACTATCTTTCTTTTGGATAAGAATATAATTTATTTCTTTCCTCAAATATCTTTCTTAACATTTTAGTTTCTCTATTATCTTTACCTAAAACATAAGCATATTTATGTTTACTTGGCATATCAATTTTTTGAGAACTTTTTTGCTTTTGTTTAGAATGTTCCCTTAATAATTTTTCTATATCATCAGGAATATTTTCCCAATTTATACCTGTTTTATGACTCCAATCTTTTTCCCATTTGAAACCTAACTCAACAGCATATTTTCTATATGCTGTTTTTTGTCTAAAAAACCTATCCGATACTACTTTTCCTGTATATGGGTTTATATAACGAGTAGTTGTTCCTGATTTTTGACCTAAATAATAAAAATTTGTTGCTTGATAGACTGTACCGAGCTCACGGGCTGTAGGGTCCGAGTAGCAAGTAAAGAGCCTATATTTCGTAGTTTGGACCATATGTTTTATACTCCACATAATAAAAGCACTCGCAAGATTTTTTGGTGTAAATCCTGAACAGGCTCCCCTGCTAAGTAATCTCTCAATATCTTTTGTATTTTCTCCTAATAATTTAGAAAAAGCGTTAGGCATACTAAAAATTAATACACCAGATAAAAAGTTATTAGATTTTAATCTACAGGTATAATAATTTGTGGAATATTGTGTTAGATTACCTAAGTATTCATTTTTAACAATAAAATCAAAACATTCTTTTTTAGTTTTAGAATCCACCATATCAACAGATTCAAAATAAAAATCATTAACCCTTAATAATTTAGATTCCTCTAATGTCATATTAAGTTCTTTTAAATCATTTTCTAAATTATCTAACCTCATTTGATATTGATAACAATGTGGTTCTTTATAATTTTTTAATCTTTCTATTAAATCCATAATTAATTTTCTTTTTTATCTATTAATTCTTTATTATCATTAATAAATGATATAATTAAACTTTCTATTAATTTTGACTTATTAATCATTTTTATATTCACTATTTTTAAGAAATCTTCGTAGATTAAATCATCTATCGAAAATGATTGAGTTGTTCTTTTTTTCATATTTTTCATATTTTTCATAAAAATCATAAATTTATTAAAAGGTATATAAATTTATATAATATATAGTATATATAAAAAATATAAAAAGTTATGATAGATAAAACAAAAAAATTTATAGAGGAGGCTAAATTAAAACATGGAGAAAAATATTTATATGATAAAGTAAATTACATAAAAACTTCATCTAAAGTTATTATAACTTGCTTAATACATGGTGATTTTATACAAAGTCCTAATACACACTTATCAGGAAGTGGTTGTAGAAAATGTTATAGTGATAAATATAAAACAAATAATGAAGAATTTATTAAAGAAATTATTGATATACATAAAAATAATAAAAATTTAACTTTTGATAAAGTTAAATATGAAAATGCTAGAACTAATGTTATTATAACATGTTTAATACATGGTGATTATGAGACTAAACCTTCTAATATTAGAAATGGATGTATATGTAGAAAATGTTTTTATACTAAAAAAATAAATAATCAAGAAGATTATTTAAATAAATGTAGAGAAAAACACAATAATTATTATGATTACTCTAAATCTTTTTATAAATCAACGCACGAAAAAATGATCATAATATGTCCTGCTCACGGTGAATTCGAACAAGAAGCTGTAAGTCATTTAACAGGTTCTGGATGTTCAGAATGTCATTTTGATAAAATCACAAAAACAACTGAAAAATTTATAGAAGAAGCAAATTTAATACACAATAATTTATATGATTATTCAAAAACTAAATATATTAATAATGCTAAAAAAATTATTATAATTTGTAAAGAACATGGAGAATTTAAACAAACCCCTAATAAACATCTAAATAGTAGAGGTTGTCCAAATTGTTATAAATCAAAAGGATCTATTAAAATAAAAAATATTTTAGATATAAATAATATTGAATATATTGAAGAAATGAAATTTGATGATTGTCGAAATAAAAATTCTTTACCATTTGATTTTTATTTACCAAAATTAAATACTTGTATAGAGTTTGATGGTCTTCAACATTTCGAATCTATTAATTTTTGGGGTGGCGAAAAAAGACTAAATTATACAAAAAATAATGATGAAATAAAAAATAAATATTGTGAGAATAATAATATTAAATTATTAAGAATACCTTATTATGAAATTGATAAAATAGCAGATATATTACTTAATATTTTTAATATATAATTAAAAATTAATAGTAAATGAAAATATTAAAATTTAATTCATTTATAAATGAAAAAATCCTATTAAAGGATGCTAATGAAGTTCTTAATCTTATTAAGAAGAATATTTCAAATAAAGCTGAATTAATTGGAGGATTTGGTAAAGGAAAACTTGAATCAGAACATGATATAGATATTCTAATACCTGATAAAAAATTTAATAAAAAATTGAAAGATAAAATTTTTAATTTATTAAATGCCAAATCAGTCGAAGATACTGATTGGGGAGGTTGGTACTTTTCTACTGATTGGGGAGATGTAGATATTTTTTATACAACAAAAGATTTTGATTACTAGTAAAATTTCTTGTATCATGTTTTTAATCCATTATTTCTATTAATACTTCAGTTTTACCTAACTCTTTTATAGCACAAAATCTATGATTAAAATCTAATAAATAATATTCTTTATTTTCATCAAAATAATCAAATATTAAAATTAGAAATTCTAATAATTCATTTTCTTCATCACTAAGGTCATCAAAAGGAAAAACATCATCTATTTTTTTAGCATATTTATTAATTCTGTTGTATTCAGGACATTCTTCTTCATCAATAATAGTATAAAACCCATCACTATAAAATTTATCATATAATTTATATCCATGTAATAAGTCCCAAGTTTCATCAAAATTTTTCATATCATCAAGCCAATCTAACATATCTTTTAAATTACTTGCTATATTAACTTCTTCGACTGGAAAAGTTTCAATTATACCATCATTTTCTAAGTATTTTACATATCTATCTATTTGATCTTGATAAAATGTATTTTCAGTAGTATGCTCGATTTTATCTACATTTATCTCAAGTGTATTCTTTTCATTTCCTAATTTATATAAAACACCATCACACCTTCTAAATTTACCCTCAGAGTTTCTATCTATTTTAGTTATGGTATAACTTTCATATTTTTTCAAATGTTTCATATTAATATATATTAATATGAAGTACTTAAAAAGTCGTGAAGAATTATTAAAACATAAAGAATATCTTTCTTGGAAAAGAAAAAATGTTTCTATTAGAGGAATTGCTAAATTTGGGGAATTTAATAAAGGAGGAGCTTCTATGGGAGAAGGTTTATATACAGCTTGTTTATCTAACAAGGAAATGGCGAGAAAATATGGTAAAGTATATTTTGTAGTTAATGCTAAACCAAAAAAACCTCTAAAATTTAGAAATACTTGGTATTGGGAAATATTCTTACAAAACCTAATTCTAAAAATAGTAGGAGAGTATGATTTAAAAACCTTTTATAACAAAACTACAATTAAAAATGAAATACAAAAATTAGGTTATGATGGTATCGAAATAGTTGGACGTGAATATGTTATATATGATCCAAAAGATGTCTTATATTTTGATAATGAAAAAGAGTTAGAAGAATACTTTAATCAAATAAATCTTCATGAGTAATATAATTTATTAATTGTTCTATACTTATATCTCCTCTATATTGTTTATGTGTTTTATTAAAATGAATACTAACATTAACTAACAAACTCTGTTCATCAAAATCATTAATACCTATACTTAGATTTTTATTATGATAAGTCATATTTGGATTAAAATATTTTTTAATAATATTATTATACATATTTAATTCATCTTTTCTTTCTTTTACTTCTTCAGGTGTTAAAAGATCTACTTCAATTTTATCATAGATTTCTTCAAAGAAAGCATCTACTGGAGTTGATATAGTATGTTTTTTATAACTTACATCTTCGGTATTATATGAAACATATATATAAGCATCATGAGAAGCCCATATTTGGTAGTGTCTCATATATTCTTCAATAAAAGTTGAAGTGTTAGATATCTCATCTATTTCTTCAGTTAAAATATATTTTAATAAATAAGGAATAGGTATAGTTATATTATATTTATTAGATTTTCTAAAACTTTTAGTAGAGTTATATTCAAAATCAATATATTTTGTTATTTTATTAATTTCTTCCTTACATTCTTGCTCATACTCATCGACTGAGTTATCTGAAATAATTTCTTTAATACCTTCAATTATTTTTTCATCTTTTCTAAATTGGTCATAATACCTATCTTTAAATTTTTCAAATGAGATTTTTCCTATTATTTTGGATATAGTATCAAAATATTCTTTAAATATTTTTTCACAAAGATCATCAAAAAAGTTCTCATCATCACTCATTTCATGAACACTACTATAAACATTATCACTAGCATTATATTCTTGATTTCTTAATGTTTCTAATTCGTCTTTAACACCTTCCATATCGTCAGATAATTCAGATATAAATACAATTTTATTTTCATCTAAATCATCTATTTCACCATATAAAAATGTATCCTCATCATCCTCATTAGTTTTATAACAACTTAAAACTTCATCTTCATCTTTAGATAAAATAGCAGCTGCTAATTTATTTTCATACCCATATATTTTAATAATTAATTCTGATATATCTTTATTGTTTAATAAAATAATTTTTTCAAATTGCTTTTCAAAATCTCCTTCTAAACCAAATAAACTAGGAAAATAAAATTTTTTTATTTCCTCATTTGTTTTTATAAATGTCTCTTTATCTATTTCGTAATCATACTTATTTTTAAATTGTTTAGATCCAAAATGAAATTGATATTTATCTGAATTATCTTCTTTGTTTATTATAATATATAAAGGACCTTGATTATTATGAGTTTTAAAATGATTTGATCTTTCTTTATACTCAGGATTTGTAGAATATTGACCCCAAGCAGTACACCATTGAGTTCCTGCTCCTAATATACATGCTCCTTTTTCTGATATTGGTTTAAATATATACCATTTATCCCCATTTAATAATATAAAATAGTCTATATCTTTTTCTAAATTATCTAAAAGTATTTTAATATCTACATTATCTTTTGATAACATAAATCTTTTAGCTGTATTAAAAAGAGTGTTCATACTATCAATCTCATTATAGTTCACTTTAACAGCATTTCTATATTTATAGAAAAGTTCTATATATTCTTTGGCTTTAGGTAAATCTTCGTTTATTAGTCTTTGCTTTTCTTCCGCACTTTCAATATTATTATAAATATTAAGCATAGATATACCATACTTACCTAAATTTGTTAAATTATATTTTCCTGTTTCGGGATTTTTTAAAAATTTTGTGTAAGGATCACACTTTATTAACTCTACGAAAATTTTATTAGGTATATCTTTATATTGTTCTTTAATTTGTTTAACGGATATAGCCTCAAATAAAAAATAGTCATTATATTTTTTAATATGCTTCATAATAAAGTATATATAAAATATAATGACTATAAATTGTTTAAAATATAATCTAATTTTGTATCTCTTAGCTCATTATCCCTACAAAAATAATTTTTATGTATAGAATGTTTAAAAGTTTTCCCATCTCTTATTCTTCTTACCCAAACATTATTATTTGAATCTATACGAATAATTTGGAATTTTTCACCAATCTCTCCTATATCAGGATAATTACCTTTAATTTTTTTTCTATAAAGAAAAATATTATCCCCATTTTTTAGTTGGGTCTTTTCTTCCGTTCTTCTTATTCGTGTTATTAACAGCTTATTATTATCTGTAATAAATGTTTTATTTTGCATTTCTTAATATAACTACTTTACCTTCTACCGAATAGATTTTCCAATTACCTTCCGGTAATGGAAATTTAATAAAATCCCAATTAACGCTATCATTTGTATCTGCTATAAAATAGTTATCTGTTGTTATAGCAGTATTCATAAAGTTTTTTGGGATTACTATTCTAATAAATTCTTTATCCATTATCTAATTGATTTAATCTATCTCTTATTTGAGAAGCAATTTCATATTCTTCATTTTCAAGAGCATTATTTAACATCTTCTGTAAATTTTCTTTTGTATTTAAAGACTTCGGATTAAATTCCGCTTTTTGATTAGTATCCATTTGTTCTTCATTAATAGTACCATCATCATTCATTTCTATACCAGCAATACCTAATACACTTTCATTTGTATATATAGGGCATGCATGTCCTATAGAAAGGGCTACGGCATCACCAATTGTAGAAGGAATTCTAATTTCCTCATCAAGTGAATTTAAGATAACTAAATCAGTATAAAATTTACCTTCTAAAATAGAATATATTTCTACGCATTTTAGTCTAGCACTAAGTGCTTCAAGAATTGGTTTTATCAAATCTTGAGTTATTTTAACTTTTGATTTAGATTCCATTTTAACTGCAATACTTTGCGCTTCATTTTGATTGATAGTTATAGGTAATTTTCTTAATCCTTTATATTCATTAAGGACTAATATAAAATAACCATCATTTGTTTGAGTATATGCCAAACTTAATACTTTTAGTTTTATTTTTTTCATAATTTTTATTTATAACACAAATATAATAATTTTTTTCAAAGTTTCAAAAAAATTTTTAAAACCCACTTCCAAATATATCAATAACAACACCTAATCTTTTCGTAATCTCAGGCATATTTAACGGTTCAATTATTGAATTGATTGGGGATAATAACGCTTTATTAAATTGCTCCCCAAGATCAATTTTTGGAGCAAATTCAATCGGAAACTGATCTCTTAAATAAGCAAATATTGGCTGTTCCGCATTATCAGTATAATAATACTTAATCTTACTACCGCTTTTTATAAACTCATATTTTGATTGTAAATCTTTATGCTTAAATAATAAGAAATTATGATAAGCAGCTGCTTTAACAGCAAAGTGAGCACCTGTTACAAACTCTAATTTTTTCTTATCGTCTATAACTTTTTCATCATAATTAGTACAAGAAGATTGTAAAGCTATATCATCAATTCTATCAGGAACACATAAATCAAATTCTTTTCTTAAACCTTTAACTAATTTAAGTAATTCTTTAATATTAAATGTATCAGGATTTTTAAATAAATACTTAACAATTTCTACAATCTTTTCTCTTGCAAATAAAGGTGTAGATGATCTAACCAACTCAACTCCTTTTGGATAAATATAATTAAATCTATCATAAGGAATACCATCTTCATATACAATATGTTGTATATATTTCTTCTTTGCCATACTAATTATAGATTCAGAAATTCTTTCTAATTCAAAATCATGCTTATTTTCAACACCATACTTTTTACCATAATCATCTAAAGCATCAATAAAATATTGAGCAATTCTGTTCTTATCTAAGTCCATGATAAAATCTAATCCACTTGAATACATATGTTGCCATTCACAATGATCCATTGCAGGTTGGAATGAAGCAAAAAGCGAATTATGAACTAATATATCATTACCAATAAATGTATGTGTATCATCATCAACTTCTACATCATAAACATATTCTTCATCAAATAATCCTATTTCTTCACAACTTTCAATATCGTCAAATTCATATTTTAATTTTTCACTCATATATTTCTTTTATTATTTTATCTATTGTTTTTTCTAAACCAAACTCATTAAATTCTGATTCCCAAATAGTTATTAGTTTATTTAACTTTGTATCTAAAAAATCTTTTTTAATTTTGTCTTTTTCCCAAATATTTTCTGCTGTTATATTTTTATCAAAAAAGAAATTATTATAATCACCTTTATATTTTAAAGGATTAGCATGATAATAATCACCATTGAATTCGATGCCTATATTTAGTTCTTTAATATAAAAATCTAAAAAATAATATTTATTACTACTATTTGAATAAAACCACCTTTCTTTTTCAGCATAAAAATATGTATATTTTTTATTCAATTTTTTTATTAAATTATCAAATAATAATTTTGATATAGGTGAATAATAAGTTATAATTCTATTTATAACAAAATTATTATATTTTTTACTACCCTCATCAATTCCATATTTATTAATAAAATAATCTAATGTAGTTGAATATCTTTGTTTGTCACAATAATCATTCCATTTTGAAATTCCTACTTCCTCACCATGTTTTTTTATTAAATTATTAATAGTTACTGCTCTTGATTTATTAAATAAATCATATGTATTTTTATCCCATTCATATTTTTTATTTTTATATTCAAAAGAATTAGAATATGCTTGTTTTTCTTTATAATTTTCAAATTTTTTTATACCTTCAATCTTACCATATTTATTTACTAGATTTTCTAAAGTAACTGCCTTTTCTTTATGTACTTTTTTCATAATATTTTCAGGTATATCAAAAGCATAACAAGTCATACTATTAATAGTATTAAAAATTCTACTTTTATTTTTTGTTTCATATAATGGAATTTCGTTTATTAAACAATCTTCACAACAAGTTAAATAATAGTCAATATTATCAACTTTTTTTGATGAAATACATGATTTATTATGAAGAATAATTTCTTTATTTTTTGTTACCCTAAATGTAGAATCATAATAATATATTACATCATCACAAATTCTACATTTAGGGTAGTTTGGAAAATATTTCTCAAATATTTCTCTATAAAAATTTTTAGTTTTTGTTTTATTAAATTTTTCAATAAATTCTTTATTTAGTTCCATCTTATATAAGTTTATTTATCACTATATATTAAATCTATATATCAATTTTTAACTATTAATATTTTATCCGTTTTTAAGATTTCACTAGGTTTTACTTCAATTTTTTTACCATTTCTAAAAACAATCATAGAATGATCATTTGTAACAATTATTTCTTTACCACTTTTAGTTTTTAACTTCCATTTTGGTTTAGATACTTTATGTCTAATTATTCTAACAACTTTTGAATATTCTAACCCTTTATCATCAATATAATTTAGAATTTTTTCATTTGTTAAAACAGATTCATGACCTTTTATAGTTTCACCACCTGTTCCATTTATCAAATTCCGATTATACCAATTTTCTATTGTTATTTTTTCACCTTCTATATCAAGAAGTGTTGATGCATGACAAGAATCCGTATCACAATAAATACTTACTGGATAAGATTTATCTATTTGTTTTACATTTTTAAGATTTAATTTTTCATGTAATTCAGTATCTAAATGCCACATATTATACCAATAATCGTCATTGGCTTTTTCCATTAATTGGATTACTTCTCTACCATGAGCGGTAATTGAGCCAGCTACGTTATTGTTGAATAGCACAAAATAAGCAGTTGCTAATGCCCCGTAAGAACCTCTTTTCCCCCAGTAGATTTACACCCACTGGGGGTAAGCACCGTTAAGAACCAGCTTCAAAGCTAATTGAAGGGCGTTATAATACTCCACTTCTTTTTTTACTTCAAAAGCTTTAGCTCTTAACGAATCTAATTTTTTAATTTTTTCGTCTTTAGTCATAAAACTTATATTATTTTTTAATATACAATTTTATATTAAAATAATAAAAAAGTTTATGATTAAAGAAAATACCATATCAGTAAATATAACTAGTGTAAATAGAAATCATTATATAAAATTAGGATATAGTGTTAATATATTTGAAAAATTAGATATAAATGTATATGACTTACCATTAAGTTCCCACGTAAAAATAACAGCAATATGTAAAATATGCAGTAGTGAAAATTATATTCAATATGGAAAATATATAAAAAATAAAAATAATCATGGTTTTTATTCTTGTAAAAAATGTTCTAGACAAAAAGCCGTGATAACATCTCAAAAAATTTATGGAGTTAATAATTGGATGGAATTAAAAGAAGCAAAGGAAATAATGGCAAAAAAATTTACAAATAAATATGGAGTAAAAACAAATTTATTATTAGAATCTAATAAAGAATTAAGGAAAAATATAATGGAGGAAAAATATGGTACTTCTAATTTTTGGGAACTAAGAAATAATATAAATAATGAATTTGTAAATAGTGGTAGTATAAAATTTATAAACCTAAATATTACTTCCTCTAAAAATGATATAAAAAACCCTAAATTAAGATACTCAGATGAAGAAATCAAAAAATTTTATGATCAATATTTGATAGAGTTTTCTAATTATAGAAAAGAAGTAAGAAAATTAACTAAAAGAGTTAAAAATAAATTATATGAAAAATGGGATGGTTATGATTTTTATGATAGAGAATATATAAAAGATTATTTAAATTTAAATTATGATAATAAAAAATATCCAACTATAGATCATAAAATATCTATTTATGAAGGGTTCTACAAAAAAATTAAACCAGAGGAGATAAGTTGTATAAATAATTTGTGTATAACAAAACGTTCCTTAAATTCTTCGAAAAGAAATAAAAATTTCGAAGAATTTAAGGAACGAATTAACTAATAATATCTTTAAAGATGTATTTACAACGTTCATCTATATTAATATCTGATAAATCAGTATGATCTATATTTTCTAATATTAAATAATCTCTTATTACATTATCTAATCTTGCTATTTCGTCTTTATTTTGGAATCGTATTCCATCTTCAACATTATCTAAAATAGGTGGGATATAATAAATTTTATACCATTGATTTATATTTTTAAGAATTTCTTTTTGTAAATGATTTATAGCAGCAACATCTTTATTAGATAATTTTTTAGGGTATAGGGATCTAAAATAGAAGTAGTTTAATATAGAGGAAGAATCACATATAATGTAATCTTTAGAACCCATATACATTTTTTCTCTATTTAGTTGTTTATAGAAAATAACCATTTGGTCTATTGGGGTATTTGGTATTCCCCATTCTGCTATATAATCGGTGGCTGCTTCGGTAACAAATATAGAATTAAGTCCTTTCTTTTTAAGTTGGTAGTGAATAGATGCGGCTAAAGTTGATTTACCTGAACTGGGAGCACCTACTATAGAAATTAATTTACTCATTATTTTTTTATTTTATTAATATTATATTTCAATCAAATAAAAAGTTTATGTAAGAAAGGTTTATTATTAATATATAATATATTAAAATAATTTAATTAGATGCAGTTTTTTGTAGTATATGTTAAACAGATAAAAAAATTCCAAAAATACGTTAAAGTAAATAAAATAAGGAATAAATATATCATAGATATTAAAAAAATATCAGAGGAAGAAGGATTAGATTATGATTCGGAAAGGACGTATCTTAAAATACTGGTATTTAATAAAATACAACAAGCGATAGAAAAGAATAAAGATATTTATTATATTCCTGATTTTGATCATGATTTTTCTATTGAGAAACTTTTGAATATTAAAAAAATTCTAAATGAGAATGACTTTAATATTCTTATTTTTTATAATGAATTTAGAAAAGATAATGATTTATTACAGGATGCTTTAGGAAATTTAACTAAATTTTCTAATTCACAAATAATCAGAGATTATTAAAAAATAAAACACACTAAAAATGGCAAATCCTACTAATACACCAGCTCCTGTATCAGCTCCTACTCCAAATACAGATGTAGAATTTAATTCACCTGATCAAAGAAAATTTAAATTGGATCAAAATGGTAACAAGGTTGATATAAATGATATAAAAGCAAATACAAAAAGTGGGGATAGGTCATCTCCATTAATAGGTGGGTCTCCTTTAGGAGGATTTGTATATGATAATACTAATCAAGGATATTCGATTCAGCAAGGTGATAAAATTGATGATTTAGATAGTGTTAAATCTTTATTTAATAATACTAATTTAAGACCATTTAAATCTATAAATGATAATAGTTTTGATTCTAATGTTTATAAAAATAAAATTATTGATTCATATAATGATTCAACTTATGATATAAGTACTTTAGATTTAATAGATTGGTCTAAAAAAAGTGGTAACGCTTCTATTGAATTAAATGAAATGGATTTTATATTTCTTAAAAATTTAGGAGTTTATACAAATAATAGATTAATTATTGCTAGAAGATTTCCATTTGGCATTTATGATGATTTAACAAACACTGCTTCAAAAAATACTAAACCTATTTCTAAATTAATATCATGGGTTAAAGATGGTGAAGATTTTATTAGTATTGATTTTTCAGAAAAATGGGTAGAATCAGAGGCTAGTTTTGTTGAAATATTAAACGGAATTGGTAAAGACATGACCACTAATATAAGTAAAATGGATAATCCTACTGATTGGGGTAGTGCTGCGGCAGCAGGTGGTGGTATTGTACCTTTAGCTGGTTTTACTGAAGTTTTCCAATATAATGTTTTAAACAAATTGGCTGGTACACAAATGTCTACTGTTGATTTTACTACATTACCACAAGGTAATCCTAATTTAATTAGAGAATCAAAAAGAAGAAGTGTTGCAAGCTCTGGAAAAGAGCCATTTAGTGGATTAAAAGGAGCATTTGGAGTAACTATGAAAATAGAATATGAACAAAAATATGTATATGGTATAGATCCTGCATTTGCTTATTACTCTATAATAGCAAATGCTCTTAGTTTTGGTACTTCTGTATCATCATTCAATTTTACAGGAGCTTTAAGTAAGGAATTAAAAAAATTTGTTGATGATATAAGTTCAGGAGATTCTAATAGATTAATTGGTGCTCTTGTTGATTTTGTTGCTGCTATTGTTGGTGCGTTACAAGATATGGCTAGTCAGTTAGTGAATGCGGTAAAAAGTATAGTTAAAGGTGATGTTAGTCTTACTCAAGTTGGATCGCAAATATTAAAAACAATAGCAAAAGGTATAGGTTCTATAATTAATAAATACAAAGTTAGAATTATAGGTGTAATTAATTCATTAACAGGCACACCATCTGGACCTTGGCATATAACTATTGGAAATCCAAAACATCCCATTTTTTCATCTGGAGATATGATTGTAGACAATGTTACAATGACATTAGGTAATGTATTAGCTTTTAATGATTTACCATCAAGTATAGCATTAGAAGTTAAATTTTCTAGTGCTAGAAATTTAGGATCTCAAGAGATATTTCAAAAATTAAATTGTGGTAAAGAAAGAACTTATGTTGTAGCACCAGGATATGAAAATGGGATTGATTTTCTAACTAATAATAACACTAAAATCTCAGATGCAGTTGATAAAAAAATAGATGAAATGGTAAAAAATAATGCGGCTCGTGAGAAAAAAGATGCTAATAAGGCTAACACAACTAAAGAAAATTATCAACCTATTATAGATAGTATAATAAAAGAAGCAAAAGATAAAAAATTAAAATATGATGGTACTATAACAGCAGTAGATGAAGCGAATGCTGTAAAACAATGGCTTGATGGTTATAATAAGACATCACAATTAAATGATAAAATTGGTTGGACTGCATCAGGAACTACAACTCCTGTTAGTGTAAAAGCTAGTGACCTTTTCAGTTAAAAAATAAAAATAAAAAATGGATATTAAAGATTTAGATTTATTACAAAGAGATCCTAATCAAGATAATTTATATGACCTAACACAAAATAATCTTAAATTTGACCCTAGTATTCAAGGTACTTATTTTGTTTTATCAGATGAAGAAGAAATGAGATTAGATTTAGTTAGTTATGCTATATATAATAATGTTGATAATGTTGATTATTTATTAACATTGAATGATATTGATAATCCATTAAATATAATGAGTGGGGATTATATTAAATGGATAAGTCCAACTCAATTAAATTCAATAGAAATAAATGTATCTAAAGTAGATACAGTTAGTTTAGGTTTAATAAATACAAATAAGAAAACTCAAATTGACCCAGCAAGACAAGTTTATGTATCAAATGGGTATTCATTTCCACCTACATTTAATGAAGCGGGAGGACCTCCAGCAGCAATTAGTGGAAATACAATAATATTAGGAAATAATTAAAAATATGAGTATGTTATATGTTATAAATGTAAATTGTTATGTTTTAAAAGGTTCTAAAAAATTATATCCTGATTATAAATTAGGAGATAATGATTTAGGAGAATCTATAATAGATTATTTATCTGAATTTTGGCCATCAAAAGGTTATAAATTTATAGATACAACATCTAAAGAAATAACTCATGTTAATGACATGATATCATACGATTTAGTTATAAATTTAGATTTATTTAATCAAGAAAATTTAGATTTACAAGTTTTTACACAAAAAATACAAACAGGTATACATAATATTTATAGTAAATGTAATGCATTAGTTAATATAAGTAGTAAAGAAGATTCTATTGTTAATAATTTTGACCCTAAACTTAATGGTGGAGGTTATCTTATGAATTTTTTCCTTAAAGATATACCTACACCAACTCTACCAACTCCTAGTTTTAAAGTAAATTATGACCCTAATCAGTTTCCAACTGATATAAAAATTGTTGATCAATCAAAGAATAGTGTAAAATATCAATATGATTTTGGTGATGGAGAAAAATCTATACTTAAAGAGCCTAATAAAACATACACAACTGAAGGAACATATAATATAGTACTAACTACTGTATCAAGTGATAATTTATCAGCGACATATTCACAAACAGTTACTATTAAAAAACCAATAGATCCTGTTGTTGAATCAAAAAAACAAGATACAACTCCTGATAATCCTGATACTAAACCTCAAAATCAGGTAGATAAGACAGCAAATGTAAATGAGACTAAACCTGATGAACAAGCAACAAATATAAAAATACAAACTCCAAATAATCCAGATTATCAAAGTGAGTTTATAAGAGGTTCAGGTTTTTCTCCTGTTATTTATTATAATTCGTTATTAATTGATAATTCAACAATTGATTATTTTTCATTATATAATGATGGTTTTATTCCTTGTATAAAACTTAATTTTAAAGACTCTAGTGGTACAATTAAAAGTAAAGGATTTCCATTAGATGATACAAAAATTAAAATATTTATTAGTTCTCGTTCTAATAATTTAAAATCTATAATATTAGATTTTAAAATTACAAATTTTAATAATGATGATGATATAATGATGATAGATGGTATATTACAATCATCTAAATTATATACTAAAAATTATAAAAATTACGCAAATTCTACATCTTATACTGCTCTTAAACAAATATGTACTGATATAGGTATTGGATTTAATAGTAATATAACTGATTCAAATGATAGAATGAATTGGCTTCAAAATGGTAAAAAGTTTTTAGATTTTATCGAATCAATTGTAGAAAGATCTTATATATCTGATAAAACTTTTTTATCAGGATATATTGATTACTATCAATGTTTTAACTATATTGATATAGAAAAGGAAATGGATAGAGATATAACTGATCAACATGGAATTAATACAACTGGATTAGAAAGTGCTAATGGTTCTAATTCTAAAACAGATATTCAACCTTTAATTTTAACAAATGATGAATCAATGTTACAATCAAATAATTATTTTTCTAAATTTAAGGTAATAAATAGGTCTGCTGAAATAAGTGCTGAAACAGGATATATTCAAAATACTGCGTTTTATGATAGAAATAAAAAACAATTAGTTAGTTTTAAAATAGATTCTATAACTAAAAATGAAAATGATAGAATAATTTTAAAAGGAGATCCTAATGATCCTAATTCATCAGAAACTGTTAATAATAATCAAAATTATCATTATTTAGGTAAATTAGATACATCAAATGTACATAATAATTATTTTTATACAAAAATAAATAATTGGAAAAATATAACTGATTTAGGTAAAATTGAGATTGAGATTGAAATGGGTAATCCTAACTTTAATCTTTATCAATTTCAAAAAGTTAGTCTTATATTAAGTAATAAATCTCCTATGGGTGGAGATGATAGTATGATTAATAGTAGATTAACTGGTGAATGGTTATTAATTGATATAGAATATGTACTCTCTCAAAATAAATTTTCACAAATTTTTCGTTTAGTAAAAAGAGAGTTAGAATTATCTAAAGAAGAATTAGATGCAGAGAAAAATAATACAAATACTAATTATAAAAAAGAATTATCCGAAAATACTCAAAATCCAGAACCAAATCAACAAACTACAGGAACACCTGCTTTAGTTGATTATTCAAATCCAACAAAAGTTCCAGCAGTACCTACTAATTATAATACAAGTTTACCAAAGAAAACTGATAAATTATCAAGCATATTTAAAACTTATACTTATCAATCTTTATATCCTATTATACAGCAATTAGGAATACCAAAAGGTATTGGGATACTAATGCTAGCACATGCTTTACACGAAGGATGGGGAGGTATTGAACAAGGAGATCCACAAATGGCAGCAGCTGATGCGAAACATAGAACTAGAAGAACTAATAACCCAGGAGCATTAAGATATAGTACTATTTACGCACAATTTAATCCAGTATCGGATACTCCAAAAAATGGATATTGTAAATTTCCTAATGTTATTGAAGGGGTTAAAGCTCTTTATTTTTTAATAACTAGGATTAAAAATGGACAAAACCAAAATTTCCCATTAGCAGGAAATAGCCCGCTATGGAATGGTGATCCTAAAACAGGATATATGGATATTTATGCCCCAATTTCTGATGGTAATAATCCTCATGATTATGCTATGGGTATATTATCAGACTTTAATACTTTTGGTATATCTGGTTTAACTACTGATACTACGATAAATCAACTATTTAACATTAAATGATAAGTAATGTTTCTTATTTAATATATAATAAAAAAGTTTTATCAGCATGGCAGAAAACATCACTTCCCCAATTTCAGTACCTAGTAGTGGAGGTATGGATATACCACCTGCTTCAGCACAAACATTAAATCCTCAAGTACCTCAAGATCTAAATCCTAAAATTAATCCAGTTATAGCTGAAGCAGATAAACCAAATACAGGCGTTCCTGTATTACAAGAAAAATTTAAAAGAACTGGTTTATTTTATGGGGATACAAATAGCCCAATTTTTGTAGTTAATAGATGGCAAAATTATTTTGATGATGGAAATTCTTCTAATATAGGTGGGTTATATGATGCAGATTTTAGTAATTCTGATAATAGTGGTTTCATGGCTCCTGAAGGTTTTTATCAAACTAATTTAATGTCAACTGAAACAGGTTTTGAACAAGAAAGAGGTTGGATTAATGAGCCATTTCAAAATTATGCTTTTAAAGGATCAAATGGTAATTTAAGATTATACCCTGGACATGAAGGTTCTTTACAAAATCCTTACTCTTATACTAATGCTACAGATTTAGATGTAAATATAAGCAATAACTATTTAGAATTTCCGGATGAACATTTAATAAATAAATTAGCTCCTCAATATACTTTTACTAGAGGCTTCTCAATAGACAATGATAATAAGGATAGAAGATTAACGAATATAAATTTTGCTCAATATCAAACAACTATTAATAATCAAGATCCTGTTGTGTTTGGTTATCAATTATCAATAATCTCAGAAACCTCACCTCTTTTTAATGGTGCTATACCTGATTTTTTATATAAATATTCAACAATGACAGATTTAAAAACAAGGTTAGTAACATACTATCAATTTTTTTATAGTTTCTTTTCTTTATTTGAATTAGAATTGGTTAGAGATGAATTAAGAGATTCAAGAGTAGATTATAATAGTAATTTTCCTGATATGGATAATTGGTATAGTAAGGTTACTAATGACGGAATCTATACACCAGAAGATTTATTTGATTTTACCAATAGTAGACAAGGAAATAATTTTAATAAAACTCCATATTATTTAAAAAAAATATCTGGTTTAAATAATTTAATAGAAAAGAATGGGTTTGATGGTAAAGATAATTTTATTGATTATGGAACAGATATTATTACTTTAACTCTAAATGAAGATACTAATTTATCATCAGGAGCTTTAATAATGTTATATAAAACTTTAAGTTGGTCTAAAAGAGGTGGTAAAAAAATGATACCTGATAATTTATTAAGATTTGATTTAGAGATAACAGTTAGCGAAACTAGACATTATAACAGAGTTGTAGGAGGTGAAGTTATGGCAGATATTCCTAATAAATATACTTATTTTTTATATGAGTGTCAATTTGTTTTTGATAAAATGTCACATGGAGATTCTATTGATATGTCCGCAATTAAATCATTAGATGAAGGAGTAGATATTTCTTTTACATATAAGTATTCCAATGTTAAAATGAGTACATATAATGCTACAAATATCGAATTAGGAGATAGTAATATCCCTAATTCTTTACAATTTACTGAAAAATCAATTGACAATGGTAAATTAAATATTTATGGTGGAGTATTTCCAATCGGAGCTTCTGGAAATCCTTCAATGATTTCTAGTGTATCAACTCCTCATACTTATGGAAAAAGAAATATATCAGGTAAAATAGGTGATTTTGGTAATACTCTTGATGGTGTTTCTCAACCTTTAAATAATCCAAAAGGTAAATTACCATCAGAAATGGATATTGCTAATTTTGATTTAAATAGATTTCGTTCAACTGTATCTGCAACTATAATTCAGCCTAATATAACAGATAAAATGAAAGATGATATTAAACAATTATATGAAAGTTCAAGAATAAATATGATTAGTAATTTTAATTCTACAATAAAAGCAGGAGATTCAAAAGATAGTAACCAAAAAGTAAATTCAAATGTATATAGTTCAGTTTATAATGAAACTGATGTTTATAATATAAATCCATTTGGACAATATGTAGCGAATAGTACAATAGATAACGTTATTGTAAAAGGAACATATGGTCAAGATGTTAGGGTTTTAGCAAACACTAATACCGGAAATTCTATATATGCTGAAAATGTATTTTTATTACCTGATGTAGTTCCTATTATAGATTTTGGATTTAGTTCTCCTTTTTTAAGTGGATCTGCTTTTATTAATTTAGGAGATGATAATGTTTATTATGATAAATTCGGACTTAGTTTAAATGGTGGATTTTCTATTGGGGGATTATCACTAGGGGGTAATTTATCATTAAATCCTGGTGGATTATCATTAGGTGGTAATTTAGGACTTAATCTATAATTATTATATAAGGAAAAAGTTTTATATAATATATAATTTATGATAAGAGAAGAATTAAAAGATAAAATATTTGTCGGTGTTGTTGAAGAAAATAATGATCCCGATAGAATTGGTAGAGTTAAAGCTAGAGTAATAAAAGTTTATGATGGTGTAACTAAAGAAAATATACCTTGGGCAAGTCCTTTCAAAGATCTTAATGGTAATGAATATAATGTACCTGATATAGGTAAAATTGTTTCGGTTGTGTTTCAAGATGGAGATGATAAATTACCTGAGTATATTTATGCAGAACATTATAATATAAATTTAGAAAATAAATTAAAAGCCCTTAGTGCAGAAGATTACACTAGTTTTAAATCTATATTCTTAGATCATTCTACGCAAATTTATAGAAACAACAGTGAAGGTTTAAAAATAGACCATGAATATACTAATATTAATTTAGATCAATATGGAAATATTGCTCTAAATCTAAGAGACCCTTCTTCAATTATAACATTAGGTTCTAATGATGCCGATGAGAATGCCCTTTTAGCTACAACTTGGATGAATTGGTTTGATACTTTTGTTGAAAATCTTCTAGGTTCTAATGGAGGTCCTTACTTAGGAAATCTAGGAGCACCTGTCACACCAAATCCAAGTTTTATAGATTGTTTACAGCAATATCAAGATTTAAGAGAAAATTTCTTATCTAAACATGTAAAAATATCTAAAAACTCTAATATAGCTTCCCAAAAAAGACCTTATGTAAAACAATTTGGAGATAATTATACTACAAACGTAGGGGAAGTATTAACAACTACACAAGCAGCTCCATATACCCCAACTTCTGATTATACATCAACCACAGGTTCTGAAAATCCTGCAAATTTAATTACTAAAGATAATTTAGGTTCAGAATCTCCTTCTATAGTTTCATCTAAAAAAGTAGATATAGATCCTAAAACAGTATCTATTTTATGGAATTGTAATTTATTTAATCAAGGGGATCCTACCTGGGCTAATTATGGAGATGGTACATATACTATAAGGCAAGCAGGTTGTGCTTTATCTACATTTGCGATGTATGCCTCTGCTTTCGGTAAAAATGCAAGTCCATTAGATTTTTTCAATGCTAATGGTAGAAAAATAATTGTATCTTGGAATCAAATTCAAAGTAAATATGGTTTCCCATTACCAACACCTAATTATAATTGTAACCAAAATAAATTAGATTTTTTATTAGGAAATGCCCCTATACTTTGGGAAAGTAAAAATCATGGGGGGAATCCACAATATGTACATGGGCATCAGCATTGGATGTTAATAGTTGGAAAAAATTTAGATGGTACATATATAGTACATGATCCAAATGGGGGAAAACAAAGACTAAATGTTCCCGCTAATGATATACTAAATCAATGCGGAAGATTAAGTGGTTTAAATTCTAGATCTAATGCTTTATTTATTAAACATACATAAAAAATCCCCTAAAGGGGATTTTTTATAAGTTAATTTTAACTATCTTATAAGGATATTTACGCTTTTTATAAAAACCTTCTCGCTCTAAAAAATGCTTATATAATATATTACTCATAGAGGAATCAAATATATCAACTAAATCAAATATATTAGCTACGGATTTTTCAGAATGTTTTCTTAAAGCCCTACCTATTGCTTGTATAACTATTTGTTCAGATTTAAAAGAATCAGCAAATATAACATTGGTTATTGCATTAACAGACCATCCTACAGCTAATGTTCCATAACTACCCACAAGAACTTTTACATTATCTTTTGTAACTTCCATTTGTTTTTTAATTTCTTCCCTACTCTTATTATTTATTTCTCCATCAATATAATAAAAATCTTTACCACTAATAGTTTTTATTTTATCTAAAATCTTATGACCATATTCTATAGTATGGAATAAGATTAACGTATTTGCTTCACACTTTTCTACTATTTTATAAATAAAATTCAATCTCTTTTCTGAATTTTGTATCCATTGCTTTTCAAAATTAAAAACATCTTTACCAATACCTGATCTTTTTGCTATATTTAACGAAGTATTAAAATTTTTATCATCATGATTTAATAAAAGTACTTTAATACTCATCGGAGTTATATTACCTCTTTTAACTAATGTATCCGCATCAATCTGTGTTACTTTTGGACCTAATACTGATTGAATAGTTAATATTTCCAATGTATCATCAGATGGGAATGTACCGGATACCCCAAATCTAATATGAGCAGCTCCAAATGTTTTTTTCAAAATTGCTTTAACGGTAGTTGATTTTGAACCATGAGCTTCATCACAAGCTACCATATAAAATTGTTGAAAGAAAGATTTAGGCCATTTTTCTAATGATTGATAACAACCAATATAAATATTAGGACTTTCTACTCCTGAAAATTTTCTAGGTTTATCACTCATTATTTCTTCTATTCTTAAAGGTTTATCTAATTTATTTTTGATAATTCTTTTAATAGAAACTCCATCTATTTTATGTTTATCTGTTAATTTGATTACATCAATTTCTCCTTTTTTATCAATAGTAATTTTATCATTAGGATTTTTCATAATAACATCACCATTTTCTAATTCTATTTCATAAGTATAATCAAATGAATTTTGTATATTATTTTGTCCATAATAATATGAAATAATATCATCATAAAATTGTGTTACTAATGTTATAGAAGGAACTATAATCAAAAATTTAGCATCAGGATTTACATTTTTAAGTATATAAAATATAACTAAAGCAATAACTAAAGATTTACCACCCGATGTAGCTACTTCCGCCATGCAATATCTATTTTTAAGAATCTTAAAAGCGGTATCTACTTGATAATCATGGGGTCTAAAATCTATCCATTGACCTTCTTTATTTCTTACTTGATGATTTTGAAAAAAATCATCACAAAAATCGACTAAATCATCTATATTTATATCTCTATCTAAAGGAAATTCTTCTTTATTTTCTATTTCAAATTTAACTCCTATTTCTTTACAAGCCTTTAAACATTCTTTCCATAGTCCCATATTAACCTTACCATCATCAAAATATGATTCTTTTCCATTCCATACTCCGGCTTTAAAAGCACCCATAAATCTATATCCTTTCACATATCTTTCTAGCCAAATTTTTATTTGATGATATTCGGTTCTTGTTGAATCACTTACTATCAATTTTTCAGTGTTTTTATCATATCTAAACTTCATTAAAGTATTTATTTTTCCATTATATATTATTATAATTAAATGTTTAGAATTTAATATATATAAAATATGAACTTATTTAATATAAACATAAAACCTGTTGAATACATTTTATACCAAAAAATCAATGAAGATGCCGAATATATACCTCGTTTTCAATTGAAAAACAATAATGGTATAGAAGGGATTGAAGTTAATAAACCTATTAAACCAACTCAAGAATTAATAGAAAAAGCCATAAAGTATGGTATGATATTCTTAGTAACTTATAAAGGAAAAAATGACTTTGCTCCAAAAGGACATGAACGTGTTATTTATCCAATGGTTATAGGAAAATCAAGTGTAGGTAATATATTAATAAGAGGCTATCACTTAAAAGGTTGGTCTATATCTAACAATAGACATGTTGAAAAAATATGGAGAATGTTTAGATTAGACAGAGTTCTTTCAATTACATTCACAGGTTCGTTTTATAGACTTCCTCCAAGTGGATATAATATGAATGATAGAGGAATGAAGGGTGGTATAATTGCTAAAGCAGATTTTAATGAAATCAGAAGAAATCAACAAAGTTTGGTTAAATCAGAAGAAATACAAAATAAAGAAAAGATTGTATTAGATGATCAAAAAAATGCTTTTGTATCAGTAAAAGTTAAATCAACAGGAACTAAATTAAATATGGATGAACCATTAGAATGTCCTTATTTAAATAATGTTAAGGATATAGCAAATGTTAGAATATCTTTCTTAAAAAGTGTTTATGGTAATACTTATTTTGTTATATTAGGAGCTATGGGAAGACCTGGAAATACCGCAAAACTAATTGATGAAAAAGGTAAAAACTTAGGTGTTTTTAAAGTTTTAACATCAATCTCAGGGGATGATCTAAGAAAAATAAAAGGGGTTAAAGGTAATAAAATGTTTGATGTTTATATTTTTGATAAGAAGATATAAATTGATAAGTAAAAAATTTGAATTCATGCAAGATCATGATATATATAATATACTATAATTATGAGATATTTAAGACTTTTTGAAGACTTTCAATCAAATAAATTTTTTAATGTATAATCTAACTTAGATTATAAAGAATATTTAGACGCAGTTACTTTATGTGCAGAAGAATTACACAAATCTTTACCACAAGTCCCATATAACTATATTTATAAAGACATTAGAGATAAAGGAAATCCTAAATTATCATTAATAGCTTTAGATGATACCAATTATCCATTAGGTTCTGCTATATGTTATGAAAGTGAAATAACAAAAGATATTGAAAAATTTAAACAAAATGATCCTAGTTTTAGAACCGAATATTACCAAGATATAAATCAATTTGATAATTTAAAAGGAATTGAATTAGAAGCTATATCTGTTAAACCAGAATTTAGAAATAATAAAATAGCATCTAAATTATTAGATGCTATTAATAATAGTTATGATTATATATTTTTAAAACAAGATAGAAATTTAAAAGAAAATATAGATTATACTAAAAAAGGTTATGACCTTATATACACAATGTTTTTGCGTAATGAAAAAAGTTTATGTGATGTATATGCAAAAAAATTATAATTCATCTATAATAATACCATGAGTATCATACCACCATTCTTTAGGCATATCTTTATGCTTATCTTTTAAGCGATTATATCTTTCTACTATTTTAGTTTGTCTTTTAATTTCAGCATCATAAAACTCATGGTCTATATGAATGTTTAATTTGAAAGCTTCCCTAAGAAGCTTTCGTAATACATATCCACCTTTTGTATTTGATGGAATAAATCCACTATCAATAATTTTTAATATAGATTCTCTTAAAGTAGTTTCTTTATCAATTATTTTATTATTTACGAATATCTCAATCCTCTCTAAACCGAAACCTGCGTCTATTGATGTTCCTAAAGGATTAACTATATTCCCTATTTCTACATCATTAATAAAAAACTCAGTACAATAACCGCCTATTTCACCATCTGACCAAATACAATCTTCACTAATTCTAGTTTGTAGATTCCATTTAGAATAAAAATTTTTCCATTCATCATATTTATCTTCATGAATTGTGATATAATCAATTTTTAAGTTTAAATGATTTATCAAAAAATCACACCAAAAATCAATAGCTTCTTGAATAGACATTTGACGAAAACTAAATAACCCAATCATATTAAAATATAATAAATGGGAACTATCTCCAATTTCTTCAAAATCATTCATTCTAATACAACTTTGTATATTAGATTCGGTTCCTGTATAATCTAAATCTTTAAATTTATCTTTAAATTTTTGCATTCCAGCAGGACAAAAAATAGTGGTATCATCATATGAATTAACTTTATCAATCAATTCAAAATTAATTCCTTTTGATAGGCAATATTCTTTATATTTTTCTTTTACATTCATATTTTTATATTTTTACAAATATAAATAAAAAAATTGTAATAACAAAATTTAAATATAAATATATAATGTTATGAATTTATATACTCAAGAAGAATTAGATAGAATTAAAAAATGCTCTGAGAAGAACCAAGCAATGGAAGACTTCTTTCAAACAAGAATGAATGAATGGAACGGAAAAATTAATCCTTTATTTGACGTTCTTAAAGAAAAATTAACAAGTCCTGATTGCATTATGGAAAATCAAGCACTAGCTCTTTCATATAAACAAATAATTATGGAACAAATATCTCTTTTCTTATCTAAGAGGTCAAAAGAAGATACTCACCTTAAAAGATTAAAACAAGATAAGTTTGTATTATATGCTGTTGCTTCTCCATTAAAGACTAATACAGGTGAAAAAATAATGTTAATTGAAGGTCATATAGCAGAAAATCAAAGAACATTAGAACTAATTGAGAATCATATAGAGTTTCTTAGGTCTTGTTCAAAGAATTTAGATTCTTTTAGTTATGCAATCAAAAATATTATTGATTTAATGAATTATTTAGGTCGTTAATTCGTAATCTTTTTTAGTATTTTTTCCATAGGATCTTCCCATTCAAACTTATACTTAGGTTTATTATGAATAAAACTATCTAATTCTGATAAATCATATTTAACCATAACTCCTAACTCTTTCAGAGATTCTGCATTACATAATTGTTCATATTGTCCTAATATAGGAATACACATTAATTTCTTTTTCATAAACATTGCTTCTGAAGGAGTTTCAAATCCCGCAGAAGTTATGATTCCTCTACAATTTATAAAAGATTTTGTAAAATCTTTTATTGAATTTGGTTTGATAATACAATTTTTGTATATCTTAGTTGTATTAATTTCTTTTGAAAAAATCTCAAAAACTGCATTATGTTTAGATAAAATAGGCAATAACATATTTAATGAATAAGATGGTAAATAAACTGTATATACACCACCTTTTACTGGTTTAGAATACATAATCTCATCCCTTATGATAGGATATAAGATATTATTATCATATTTTTTAAAATGAAGTCCTATTTCATTACTTACTGGAGCCATATTTTTAAGAATAAACTCACCAAAATAACTTTTATTTTTTGGACGTGGAGATTTATCAGATGTAAATGAATATTGATGAGATATTCCTAAACAATCTATATTTTGTTTTTTACAAGCCCATGCTGTAATTGGTTCAAAATCAGTAATAATTTTATCATATTTAGATATGTCTAATTTTATATCTTTTAAGAATTGAAAAGGTTTTAAATCTTTAAATGTTTTTATATAATCAATAGAGCCATATTGATTATATTTAAGTGAAAATCCATGAAATTTATATTTGAAAGGTATGTTTAATGAGTGATTATTACCTGAGATAAGAATATCTATATCTTTATAACCTAATTTGTTTAGGTTTGAGATAATATTTAATGATTTAGTGATGTGTCCATTTCCTGTTCCATTTATACCATATAGAATTTTCATGATGTTTATTATTTTTAAGTATTTAAAATATTATCTAATAAATTGTTTCTAAGTTCTGAAAGTCTAATAAAATGATTAAATAATACATTTGATGAAATCATCATAGAGTTTAAATAATTTTTTTTATTAGAGTAAATATAAAATAATTCTGTATATAATGGATGTTGTATAACTTCAATAATATCATTTACTTCTAAAAGTTTAGAAATTATACTTGAATAAGGAGTATTTTTGTAGTAAACCCATTTCTCCATAAATTATTTACTATTTTATTTATATATTAAATAAAATAAATTATTAAAATGTTAAATATTATTATAATACAGGAGATAGATATATTTTATATATAATAAAAAGTATTATAAGTTATGAGTTTAAAAGAAAAAGTAGAGTTTTATTTAAAAAATAGTAAAAATAAAAAATTATATGCATCAATTACAAAAGAACCATTTTGGATAGAATTAAAAAATGAAATTAATAAATTAAAACTCAATGAAGAATGGAGTAAAAATAGAAAAATATGGCATTTTTTAAATGAAACTACAGAAATACCAAAATGTAGTATTTGTAATAGTAATGAAGGTAAATGGCAATATTATAAAAATAATTACGGATGTTGTTCTTTATCTTGTGCCGGAAAACAAAGTATGAAAACAATTTCAAAATCAATAGGAGTTGAAAATCAATTTCAATTAGAATCTGTAAAAAATAAAAGTAAAAAAACACTAATAGAAAAATATGGAGTTGATAATATCAGTAAGTTAGAAACTATCAAAGAACAAAAAAGAAATACTATGTTAAAAAATTATGGAAGAACTAATAATTTTGGTAATAATTACGAAGTAATGTCTAGTAATTTAATGAGAATATATGGTGTAGAGTACTCAGCCCATATTCCAAATGTTGCTGAAAAAACACAAAGTAATAGATATAAGAAAAAACATTTATTAATAACCCCAAGTGGAAAAGAAATATATTTACAAGGTTTTGAAGTTAAAGGATTTAATTTATTAATAAACGAAGGGTTTGATGAAAATGAAATTTTATATAAAAAATCCGATATGCCTAAAATAATGTATTATTTTGATGGTATCTTACGAAGATACTATCCTGATTTTTTTATTAAAAATAAAAAAATCATAATTGAAATAAAAAGTAAATATACTTATGAAGTAGAAAAAGATAAAAATGACGCAAAATTTCTAGCAACAAAAGTACTTGGTTATGAACATCGTTTATTAATTTTAAGTAAATAATAATTTATTTACAATAAATTAATTCTAAATTTCCTTCCAAATCTTCTATAATATAAGAACACGTCTCTACCCAGTCACCGCAGTTATAATATTTTCCTTTATCTAAAGAAGGACTATGTATATGTCCCATCATTAATGAATCACATTTTTCATTTTTAAGCTTTTCCTGAGAAATTTTTTTGTACTCGGATAAGAAGCTTAAAATACTTTTTACATGAATTTTTAAGTATGCTGATAAACTCCAATACTCTAATCCAAAAATTTTTCGGAGAAAATTATAAATTTTATTTATTTTTATAGAAAACTCATAAGCAGTATCACCCAACCAATATAAAAAAGGATGAACCCTTATGAACCCATCAAAACAATCACCATGTGTAATGTATATTTTTTCATTACTAATTGTTTTATAAATATAATCATCACATATAATTATATTTCCTAGTTTAATTGATTTAGATTCTTCTAATGTTGAATTTTCAATTAAAGTTCTTAAATAATGGTCATGATTTCCTAAGATATAAACAACATTAATACCTTTTCTATCATAACGAAGAACTTTTTGTATTACAGTTGAATGATGTTGATTCCAATAATACTTTCTTTTTAAGAAAGTTAAATCTATAAAATCACCTATTATAAATAAATTTTCAAATTCATATTTTTTAAATACTTCTAATAATTTCTCAGGCTGAGAATTAGGATTTCCTAAATGTATATCACTAATAAAAAGAGATTTAATCTTTATCATGACATTATATATTAATTTATAAAACAAATATAATATTTTTTTATATAATAAAAAAATAAAAATGAAGTTTGAAATAATAGGAAACCTTTCTAAATTAGAAATATTAATGGGGTTAAAATATTCTTTAATTAATCCAAAAATTAATACAGAAATAGTTAGCATGTCAAAACTATTAAATAGTGAAACTATTTATATAGAGTATAAAGCACCTAAAACTAGAAGAATAGGCAAACTAATCCCCCAATCATTTATTAGAGAATTTAAAATACAGGTTATATTAGATAATATAACTGATATAGACAACGAAATTAAAATAACAACCGAATTACTAAAGAAAAAACTTAATAATTATTAAAATTATAATAATATGGCTAAAATATCACTAAAAATAAAAAAAGACAATTTTACAGATTTTATACAAAAACTTAACGAACTATCAAATATTGATGATGTTCTAAAATTAAAAATAACATCAGAAAAAATATTTATGTATTCTGTAGTATCAACTACGAATGATAATACAGGCTCAATTTTAGCTATGAAGTATTTTAACTTAGATACATCAGAATATATTGATGGAGTTGATGATAAAGAATATCATTTCATTTTAGTATCTACTAATAAATTTATTAAGAACTTAAAAATAATGAATTTAGAATATGATGTTAAAATGGATTTAAATTTTAGAGAAATTGAAAATGAAGTTTGTCAAGTCAGATCTTGTCAATTTATAAATAATAAGTTGAAATTATCATATGTAGGTGGAGAAGATTCTAAAATTAAAGATATTTCTTATGAAGCTATTGAAAGTAGATTTAATCCAACTAAAGCAAAATCTAGATTTAATGTATCTATAGAAGATTTGATTTCAATTAAGAAATTAAGTTCTATAAATTCGGAAGAAAAAATATTTAATATTAATATTAAAGATGGAATTGTTACTTTATATGAAACAGGTAAATGGGAAATTGAAGTAGATAATGTTAATTCTAAAAATAGTCAGTTATTCTTTACTAAGAAATACCTAAGTAATATAAATATGGAAACTGATGGAGTAGAATTTTTATTATTTGAAACTTTTATTGTAATAAAAGATGATATATCTTCTTTATTATGTGCGTTTGAACAAACTTTCGATGACGATGATAAATAAAAAAAACCCGAACTAAGTTCGGGTTTTTTTTATTTACTTAATAATTTAATTAAATCTTCTGTTATTCTTGATATCATTTTTTTACCTTCCAATTCTATTGTAGGGATATTTTTTACCATTGAAAACTTATCATTTCCATCAACTACTATATTTTTAATCTTTTCTAATACTTGAGGATTACTAGAATACTTTTCAGAATAATACTTCTTTAAACCAGTAATAAACTTATTAAGATCTACACCTTGTTTATGATTATATTTAACCATTTGTAGTTCGTTATCTTGACGTTCTACCATTAGATACCAAATAGAACTTTTTGATATTTTTATAGATTCTAAAAAGTTAAAACCATTAGCTGCTTTTACTCCTTTTGGTAGTTTAGCTACTTTTCCAATAAACTCTACTTTTTTATTTTCTTTTACGTTTTCTGTATCTGTCTCAATATCCATTTCTTCATCACCTAAAACATCTTCTTCTATATCTAAAGAGCTATCTTCGGGTATAGTTAAATCAACTTCTTCACCATGTTTAGGTTTAAGATATTTAGTATTTGCTCTAACTGGTTTTTTTGTACTTTCGATAGGTAAATTAGGGTTCATAGGTAATTTATCTTCACCTAATTGCATTTTAGAAACTGAATCTTTCTCTTCAGAAATCTTTCCTGATTTATTAAGTTCCGAGAATTTCTTAAAACTTGCTATTTTACTCTTATTTGGTTTGTCCATATTATAATTTATTTTAATATACAATATATATTATTTTTATATATTTAGTTTTTGTTTATTTTAATTAGTATGTTTATAATAATATTTATCAACTACAAAATGATTCCAATTTTTAATTATATTGTGTTGATCAAATAGTAAACTAACTAATTTATTACAAGCATTTAGAAAATAATTCATTAAATTATTGTTATACAAATAAGATGATAATGACTTATTTAATATTTCATTCTCATAATCAACATATCCTACAAAATCATCATTTAGATGCTTCATATTAAACAATTCTGGTATTTCTTTATCTTCTAATAACATAATCTATATATTTATTTTAATTTCTTTGAACTGTTCCTATATTAACAATATTAACAGTTTTTAACACATTACTATTTATATCATCTGAATAATAATTATTATTCCTATCGTACCAACCACCTCTTATAACAGGAACTTCATTTGGTTCAAATAATATATCACCTAATGAATTATCTAGACCTAATGTTGTGTTAGGATTATATGTTAAAGAAGGTCTACTTATATTTAATAATGTAGGATCAGCATATTGATTTCTTCTATTTTGGTCAGCAGTCATAGCAGCACTATGATAGTCTTCATTTTTCTTACTAACAAATGAGATATTAACTGAATTAATATCATTAATAGCAGATAATATAGAAATTATACTACTAACAGGTATTCTACCATTAATAGCATCAGTTGAACTTAAACTTAAAAAGTATGTAGATAAAGCATCAATTATTTCAGAATTAACATTATCCATTACTGCATCACTATAAGTAATAACAAATACATTAATAACATATAATGATAAAACTGGGGTATCAATAACTAATTTTTGAGATAAAAGAATATTACCGCCTGATTGTAGATATTTTATTATTTTACTTTTTTCATAATTATCTAACATAAATGCAGATAAACTTATATTAAAATAACTACTATTAGAATTTTTAAATAAATTAATATTGGGAACAGCAATTATATAAACTACACCATTTTTTAGATAAGCATTAACATGAGAAAAAACTCCTAATTTTTTTACTTGATAAGCAAATTGTTGAACTGTCCCAACTACAAAATTATTAGAACTAACTGGTACAATACTTTTTGTAAATAATATATCTTCTGCATTTGCACCAAAATTTATATCTGTATAAATATCTACATTAAAATATTGCGTTAAATCAATACTATTACCTAAACCATCAGTAGCACTATCAACAAAAATCCAATCATTTGGAGTTCTTCTAAATATATTACCATTTTGTCCATCACTTGCTATATAATACACTTCAATTGTAGATGAAAGAGGAGGAATACCCCCAAAATCACTATTACCAAAAAGAATATCAATCCCACCATCAATCCCTGATCTAAGAACACAAGAATTTTCATTAGGTAATAAATCGGTTATTGCAGTTTTAGTTTCCCATATAGTTCCATTAACTAATACTTCATAATTAAAATTCTCTACTTCTTGATTACCTCTTAATGTTATAGTAAAAGATTGACTAATTGTACCATCTCCAGTAAAAGTTGTTTTAACCCATCTACCTTGAACTAATTGTATATAAATAGTACTTGAATTATTTATATTATATAATTGTTTATCTACTCCTAAATTTACTGAGTAATATAAACCATTAGTTTTATTTTTTAAAGTTTGTTTATTGTATAAAGTTATTTTACCTCCAGATATATCATTTTGAATAACTGTTGTAGAATTTAATGATAATTTTAATGTTCCTGTAGCACTTATAGCTCTTGTTGGTAAATGTCCAGCTAATATAGCAGAATTTTTTATCATTCTTTCATTTATAGAAGTTTTGTCTAAAAGACTAACATTTTTTATTACATTTTTTAAGTATAAAACAGAAAGTTGAAATAAATTTTCAATTACTGATAATATTTGTCCATAAGGAGAAGCTGTAGTAAATAAAACACCTGCTTTATTATATGTGCTTTGTAAATATGCTTCAATTTCTGCTTTAACTTTACTAAAAGTAATTTCACTAAACATTTGATAATTATATATTTTTATTATATATAAAAATAATATATTTACATATATACCATTTTTAGAATCCTATTTTTAATATATAAACTAAATTATTATTAAAAAATGTCATTCTCAGATTTTTTAGCATTGTTATCAAAATATGGTATTAAAAGTTCATTAATTACCGCGGTTTTAGTAGTTTTGTACTTTTTATCTAAAAGTCAACTATTTATTCATATGTCAAAAACAATATTTGACAAATTTCATTCTAAAAAGAAAGTTAGAGAAACAGATATTTTAAATCATAACCTATTCAATTATATTGATTTATGGATTAATTCTAAAATACCTACATTAATATTTTCAACAGAATATAGAACTATTATATTTAGAAAATATTTAACTATCTATCTTAAAAAACATAAAGAATGTACACTTTCATATATTAACTCTAAAATATATGAAAGAATGGATCAAGGAGAATTATGGAAAAGTATTCTAAAATTAATAAATGATACAATTTATGAATATGAAAATGAGATGAAAAATATAGGTATTCCACCTATCATAATAGAAAAGATGAAAAATAAAATCAATGATAATATTAACTTAACAATTGATTTATTAGAAGGTATTTGTAATTCAGATTTTTATGATTCAGATCAAAACTTATTAAAAGTTTACTCAATATTAAATATAATATTGACCATTCTAGAAAACACAGTTTCTTCTGCTGAAGAAATATGTGATTCTATAAATGGTCAACTTAAAGGACTTTCAATAAAAGAAGGAAGTAAAATATATAGAGAACCTTAATTCATTAAGGAGAAAATAAATTCTGCATCAAAATCTGCATCACTTATTTTTAAATCATATTCAATAAAGTTATCAAAATCAACTCTATCTGCTAAAATTCTTCTCATAACAGAGTCATTAGAATCATATCTTTTTTCTATTCTTGATTTTCTTATATCTTCATTTATATCTAAATAAACAATATAACATTTATCCTTATCATCTTTTGATAGGGATTTTATTTCATGTGGTGTCATAATGAATACTTGATTAGTATCAAAATTTTCTTTAGATATACCATAATACCATATATCACCATCAATAAAAAACTTTTGATAGGTTTTAATCATACCATGCATTAACATTTCTTCAAAATCTTGATTATCAGTATAGATATAATCTATACCATTAGTTTCACCATTTCTTTTTGGTCTTGTAGTTATTTTAGGAGAGTATGGAAGACCAGCTTTTATACAATATTCTAATAATACATTTTTTCCTGATGCAGATGGACCGCAAATTATCATAGATTCATATTTCTTCATAGATATTTATTAATTTTTTATTATATTAATAATTCTTATTAATGTTTAATTTTTCTAAAAACTCCTCCTCTATTAATTTGTTCTTTTTACAGTTATGTGTTCTTTTAGTTATACATAGATTATTTATATTAAATATTTTTTCTTCCTCAATATTATTAAGAAATCCATAATATATAGATATTTTATGGTCTATTGTTGGATAACTTAAATCGTTTCTATCTAAATTAAAATTATTTTTAATATATTCTTTATCATAATAGTCATAACCATCCCATTTATTTAATAACTCATCTTTTAATAATAAAGTAGAATTATATATTTTATCTTTATAAATCTGAAAATCAGTTTTTAATTCATCTGATATTTGATTACCATTTAATATTTTTGTTATTTTTATTTTTTCTTTAATTTCTTTACACTGTCCTGGATTTTCAACACCATATCTTATTAAATTAGTTTCTTTAATTTTTTCTTTAACTTCTAAAGATTGAACAGGGTAAGAAACCCCATATTTATTAAAACTAGTTTCTTTCATTTTTTCTTTAATTTCTTTACATTGTCCTGGATTTTCAACCCCATATATTTCTAAATTAGTTTCTTTAATTTTTTCTTTAATTTTTTCATTTTGAAATCCATACTCAACTCCATACTTTTCTAAATTGGTTTTTTTAATTTTTTCTTTTATCTCCAATAATTGTTCTTCACTTTTTACTGATTTAGTTTCCTTTATTTTTTCAATTATCTCTTTTGATTTTGAAGGATTATCAACCCCATATCTTTCTAAATTAGTTTTTTTAGTTTTTTCTTTAATTGTAATATTTTGAGTTCCATATTCAACACCATATTTTTTTAAATTAGTTTTTTTAACTTTTTCTTTAATTATTTCAGAACATAAAGGAGAATTACCTCCATATTTTTCTAAATTAGTTTTTTTAGTTTTAATAATACTACATTTTTTACATGAATAAAAATTACCATTATTTATATTTTTATTATAACCACTATATAATACATTGTTTTTATTAAAACATATATCACATACAACATCAACTTTTATCATAGATAAAATTGGAACATCTTCTATTCTTACTTCAATAATATCATTTACATCACACACATATCCTTTATCTCTATATTTAGAGATATGTTTACCATTCATTTTTATAAAAACACTTTTTGTTAAAATCATTTTTTTTATTTTTATATATTAAAAATACAAGACCCTCATATGATAGTTTTTTCTAAACTAATAAAGAACCCATCTATTTTAGATGGGTTCTTTATTAGAAATCTTTAACCTTAGTTACTGTCTCTGTATTTTTCTTTTGAAAATCGTCAAAGTTAAGAACTTTACCTGCTTTTTTTGGAGCTAATTGCTTAACATCAAAACCTACTGGTCTCATTTTTTTACCTCTAGTAGAACCATGATTTTTAGTTTTTTTATTTCCAAATTTAGCACCTTGCTTCATATAAGGTTTTTTTCTAGTATTCGCATTAACATCTCCTGAACCTATAGTACCACCACCTCTTGTCCAATCTGAACCAGTTGTCGTTCCTGCAAATGAGGAAGGTTGAGCACTTACCACAGGACCCATACCTAAAGTTGCAGCATTACCATAAGCTTCTCCACCACCTCCACCGTCTCCACCACCAACTGATGGTCCACCAACTGCTGAAGTATCTTCATTTATAAATTCTAAAAAGTCTTTAATATTATCCATTATAGTATATGTTTTTATAATGTATATATTAATTTCGTAAAGTATTATTTAATATATACTTTATAAAAAATAATAACTAATATGAATCCAAATGATAAACCTTATCAACCAAGTTATAATGCATATACAATTGAAGAATTAGTAGATCAGATACAACAAGACATAACTGTTGGATTTGCTTTACCAAAAACATTACCCGATAGTGAGATAATAAGATTTGTTGAAACTAGAGCTAAAAAATGGTTTTATCAAAACTATATGTATGCAGTTTCAAAAGTTTATTATATAATTAAGCAAGAATGTTTTAATACACAAGAATATGCTGCTTATGGTTACATAACATTACCAGAAGAAATTCAATCTATTAACTGGATTTATGAAATACAAAATGCAAATTTATATTCGTTAGGTCTTAATACTCCGAATTTATCAGTTAATTTAGGGGTTACTAACCAACCTTATTTATCATCTTATGTAACAACGATTGGTGAATTAGGTATTTATAAAGTTTTAATTGATTCTATGTCAGATATGTTAAATCAATTAAATAAATATACAGTTAGATTCCAATATAATTATACAATGAGAAGACTAAATATATTAACAAGTGTAGATACTGATTTAGTATTAGAAGCATATGCTAATATACCAGCAGAACATTTATATACAGATCCATATTTTATTAAATATATAACAGGTTGGTCTAAAAGACAATTAGGTAATTTATTAGGTAGATTAGATTTTAACTTACCAGGCGGTGTTAAATATAATGCTGCGGCATTAGTTACTGAAGGTAAGGAAGAAATGACTGAAGTTGAAAGTGATATCAAAAATATGAGCAATTCTGCATGGTTTTTTTCTTGCAAAAGATAAGGCCTTACTTTTTAATATATAATTCTATAAAAAGAAAAATATATTATGAAAACAACATTTATTTATTCATTATCAGATGAGTTAGGAAACATAAGATATGTTGGAAAAACAAGTTATCCTATACAAAGATTAAGCTCTCATATAAGAGAAAGTATGAGATCTGAAAGAAAAACTCATAAACATAATTGGATTAATTCATTAATATTAAAAGGGATTAAACCGAATATAGAGATTTTAGATGAAGTTTTAGAATCTGAATGGCAATTTTGGGAACAATATTGGATATGTTTAATTAAATCTTGGGGATTTAATTTAGTAAATCTTACAGAAGGTGGTGGAGGTCATAATGGGTTTAAAGCTACAGAAGAAAGAAAGCAAAATGTTTCCAAATCATTAAAAGAATATTATTCTAACAATCCTTCAAAAAATGTTCCAAGAATTATTTTAGATAAAGATTTATTATATCAAAAATATATTATAGAGAATCTATCTATGCCTGAGTTGTCGGAAGAATTAGAAGTTTCACAGAAAACTATATTTACAAATCTTAAAAAGTGTAATATACAAAAAGATAAAGAATCTTGGAAAGAGCAATTATCAACTAATCCAAAAAAAGTGGTTCTTCAATATGATTTATTTGGTAATTTAGTAAAAGAATGGGAAACATTAAAAGATATAAAAGGATTTGGTAATGTATCTCATTGTTGTAGAGGTGAGTTAAAAACTGCGGGTGGTTTTATATGGAGATATAAAGATGAGTTCTTTGATTTGGGTTTAGATAATTTAATTAGTGAAAAATTAAAATCTGTAGATCAATATGATTTATTAGGAAATTATATAAAAACATACATTTCAATAGCACAAGCAGAAAAAGAAAATAATACGACAAATATAGCAAGTTGTTTAAGTGGAAAATATAAATCTTCTGGTGGATTTATATGGAAATATAAAGGTGATAAAATACTTAATTCATATAAGAATGAAAAAATAAAAAAAGTTATTCAATATGATTTATCAGGAAATTATATAAAAGAGTTTAATTCAATAGCAGAAGCTGCGAGATTAACTAATTCGGATTCAAGTAGAATTAGTGCTTGTTGTAATAATAAAATTAAATCTTCAAATAATTATATATGGAGATATGAAGAAACTTTTATAGAAAAGTATGTTGATAACAAACATAATAAAAAATCAATTAATCAATATGATTTATTAAATAATTATATAAAAACATATAATTCTATTAGTGAAGCAGAAAGAGAGAATAATATAAGTAATATAAATCATTGTTTAAGTGGTAAAAGAAAAACTGCGGGTGGATATAAATGGAAATATTTAAAATAAAAAAGAGACCTTTTAGGTCTCTTTTTTATTTTAATAAATAATCAATTTTAGCATTTCTCAAAATACCTGAAGTTTCTATATATTCTTTAGTAAAAATATCATGTATATTTAATGTTCGTGAATATGCTCTTAATACACTTGACCACTTATCAGAGGGGGGATAATGTTAACCATAATGTCTCTACTTGAAAAAAAGTATCACTTGATCTTTTAAATGGATCTCCTATAAATAAGGGATAACCATTATTTATAAATTTAGGTAATAATCCTTTATAATGTTCTATGTTTATGTTTAAAACGGATAATAAATCATTTATTTCAGTTTGAGTTCCTAACATTTTTATTATATCAGATACTTCTTTTTCTAATTTTTCTTTAGTCATTTTTTAATTTTTTATTTTTCTAAAATCTTTGTAAGTAAAATATCTCGATGTATTCCTATTTTAATAACGTAATCTTTGTAATTTACTTCATTCACATAATCATCTACAAAACATCCTCTTAAATAGTTATCATATAATTTATATACCATAAATGGTTGATTTATGTCATGATAATAATCATAACTCTTACATACATGCGGTATTTCTAATACCTTGTTATCTTTTATATACATGCAAAGAAATACTGTAAGATCAACATTAAAATAAATATTTCTATTATTAGCCAAATTTTTTATAACTTCTACAGATGGAACTATCGGTCCTAATGAAGTAAAAAAATTTATTCTTTCATCTACATGAATTGGTAATATTATTATCATATATAATATACATTTAAGAAACATTTCAAATCTTTACCACCTCCATATGATATAGAACTTTGTAAACATTCTGTTAAAAACTTATATTCTTCTAAAAAAGTTTTATTCTTTAATGGAACTCTTTTAGATATTCCTTCAATTCTTGAAGTTTTTCCACTTTGTCTGTTAGATGCAGAACCCCACATTTCTTTAAATGAACCTTCTGTTGTATAAATAGTTTCCCCTGGTGAATCTAAAAATCCACCTAACATACCACCAATCATTACACAAGTAGCACCTAAAACAAGTGATTTAGCAATATCACCTGGTTCCCTAATTCCCCCATCCGCTATAATTGGTTTAGTAGCAACTGTCGCACATTCTTTAATAACTGATGCTTGACAATCACGAGATCCAAAACCTGTATTCATAGCAGTTGAACAGAAAGAATTGTGAACAATAATATTTTCTATATTATATGACTCGTCTTCTTCTATTGTTAGGTCTATAACTTCACCTAAATAATTAACCTCTTCTATACTTTCAATTTCAATAAATTCCATATTTTTTTAATATTTTAATAAATTCATTATTATTTATTTCGGTTTCCCATAGATAAATAATACTATATTTTTTATCTTCTGCGTATTCTTTTTTTATTTGATCTAAATTAATTTTATATTCTTGTCTTTCATTTAAATTCTTTTTATTCATATCTGTATTAGAGTAAATGGTAGGATTTGAATGCCAGTAATCTCCATGTGTTTCTATTATAAGATTTTTATCGTTTAATAAAAAGTCAAATTGATATTTTTTATCTAAAATAAAATTATACTTAAAATCTATATTTAACGTTTTTAGATATTTTTCTACTTTTATTTCTATAGAAGTTTTTTTATACAAACCTTTTGATAATCTTTCAATCATTAAATCTCTCATTTTATCTTTATGTTCTTTTGTATTAGTAGATAAAATCAATTTATTAATATGATTTTTATATAATAAATTTGCTTTCTCTTCTCCATATTTATCTAACCAAACACCATAAAAAGATTTACCAAACATTCCATTATTAGGTCCAATTCTTTTAGATTTTTCTTTGTGTTCTTTTATCAAGAGGGTTCTCGTTTCTTCATCATATTTATTTGACCAAACTTGATAAAGATCTTTTCCGAAAAAATGATTTTTTTCTCCTTTCATAGAATCAGATTTTTCTAATCTTTTTTTCTCATCCCATTTTTTACCAAATTGATGATTTTTCTCTCCAATTTGCTTACATGTTCTACATAAAAAATTATCTTTTAATAAATATTCTTTAGAAGGCTTAGTTTTCCAAATAGATTTTTTATCACATTCATCACAAACGAAATATATACTATAAGTTTCTTTTTTAAGAGGTGTTGGTTCATCTAAACTATAGAATGTTTTTCCAGTTTTTTCATCTAAAAAATTAACTAATATATCATTAATTTTAAATTTTAATTTTAATTTTATCATATAGTATATATTAAAATATATACGTCCTACTCCAACTTTTTATAATTTAACTAAAAGATGAATTTCCTTATTTAATTTTTCAGCTTCAATAAAAAAACCATAATCATTTAAATTTTGTTCATTAACAAAATCTTTATCACTTTTTAATATAACGTAAAATTCATGACTCTTTGTGCATGGAGCTAATCCATTTATTGATAATAAATCAAACTCTGTGGTTTTAGAATGTTTATTTAAAACTCTCTTATACCTATTTTTATGAGTTAAAACATAATCATCTAAAGAAATTTCACTTAGACTTTTTAACCCATTTTTAGTCATAACTTCAGCATCTGCTGTAAAACAACCTGGTGCTATCCCAACTTTTGTAGCATGAGCTCCCCAAGATTCTAAATCAGAAACTCCTTCGGGAGTTGATACATTACCTGCTATAATAAAAGATCCTGGTAAATTAGCTTTGATATATTTTATCATATCTTTCATTTTAACAGAATGTCCATGAGCAATATCAATCGTAATAAAATCAGGATAAGTATCGTTATCTACAAATTTATCTACTAATTGATAAGCATCTTCATTTACTCCCATAGAAATAGATGATATTAGCAATTTAGATTTCATCATTTTATGAAATTCAAACATATCGTTATCAAATCGGTGCATTATATAAAAATAACCTGCTTCTGCTAATTTTATACATAAGTCTTCGTTAATAACTGATTCCATATTTGATGGAACTATTGGCATCTTAAATGTAAAATTACCTAATTTTAAGCTTGTATCACATTCAGAACGGCTATCTACAATACATTTTTTTGGGACTAGGTTAATGTCCTTGTAATCAAATTTTTTCATATACATAATTTATTAATAAAAAGAATATTTGCCATTATCTACTATACAATAGATATTACACGGAGTTAAATAGATCCCATTTTCTTCTTCTCTAACAGAACATCTTAAAAATCCATCTATTTGATTATTATTTATAACTCTAACAGTCATATTATTTAATCCTTTTAGGATTATTGAGTTAGAATCTTCATTAGGAAAGAAAAATTCATCTTTATTTTTTAAAATTTTACCATTTCCTTCTTCACCAAAATAAGTATTATTTATTATTTCTCTAAGTTTAGTTTCGTCAGTAAATTCAATTTTAATTTCGTATTTCATTATATATTTTTTAATTGTTCAAAAATCGCTTTCTTTTCAGGAGTTAAAGTTTTTGGAATTTCTATTGAGAAAATAACAACAATACTTCCTCTACCTCTTACATTTCCACCCATATCTATGATAGGAATTCCTTTTCCATTAAATATTTGTTTACTACCAACTTCTGTTCCTGCGGGCACATTTACTTTTATTTTACCAGTTGGTGCATTTATATCAAAATTAGTACCTAATACAAAATCAGTAATACTTAATTTTCTTTCATATACTAAATCAGAATTAATTCTTGAAAACTCAGTATACTGTTCTTCTTCAATTATTACATGAAGATCACCTGGTTGTCCGTCTAATATTTCATTACCTTTACCAGGCATGTTCAATGTCATACCCGTTCCAACACCTGCTGGAAAATTAATTTCAACAGTATCTTCTGCTGTTATAACAGTGTTATTTTTAACAATATTTCTTGGGTATTTAATGGTTCTATTACAACCATTAATAATTTCATTAATACTTAATGTAAGTTTAATTCTTAAATCACTACCTTTTCTAATTCTTTGTTGGTTAAAGAAATGTGAAAATATATCTTCTACATTAAAACCACCACCAAATGGACTACCATTTCCAAATGGATTACCTCCACCAAAAGGATTATCTCCTATATTGTTATCATATTTAAACTTTTTATCATTATCTGATAAAACTTCATAAGCCTCAGTTATTTCTTTAAACTTTGCTTCATCTCCCCCTTTATCCGGGTGGTGAGTCATAGCCAATTTTCTAAAATTAACTTTAATTTTTTTATTAAGCTCATCTGAACTTAATTTTTTATCTTCTTCTGATAAATTTAATAATTTGTAGTAATCTTTTTTCATATTTTATTTATTTTATTTAATAAATCTTGTTCTGTAGAAATAATTTCATCTAAATAATTTTGATAAGTAAATTTACTATTATTAGTAAAATATATAATTTTTATATTATTTTTTTTACATAAATCATATTTTATTTTATCTCTTTCTTTTATTTTTTCAAATACTTTTATTATATGTTCTTCTCCTTTATTTCCAAAATCAATAGGTATAAAATGTTGGTCTTCTTGACATTCAATAGCTATTGAATGATCTGGTAAATAAAAATCTAAAGATTGTAATTTTAACCAATCTGATTTATATTCCCTTATATAAGAAATATCTAATTTTTTTAGAATATTTTCAATAAAAATCTCTAATTTACTTTCTTTACATAGAGGACATCCTTGTCCTGATAAATGTTTAAAAGGTTTTTGTAAAAAAACCCCATGTTTTTCACAAACTATTTTTATTTTTATTTCAGTATTTACATAATCTACAAAGTCATAGTTATATTTATCTCCATGTTTTTCATAACATTCAATTAAAAATTGTTCTTGTGTTTTTGTATTTTTTATCTTAGCCTTATTTATACCACATTTAGGACAACCAACTCCTTTAATATGCTGAAATGGTCTTATTTCAAAAGAACCATGTTCTAAACAATTAATTTTAATCTTTGTTTTATTATTAATATAGATAACATCTTTATAATCATAAAAATCATTATGTATTTTTCTAACTTTACTTAGAAATTCATTAGGATTTGTTCTTAACTTTTTATTTAAAATTAATTTAGAACACTCTTTACAACCATCTCCTATTAAATGATTACAAGCTTTTTGCCAAAAATCACCATGAAGTTTACAAGTAATGCAAACTTTAGTATGTGCATTTATATATAATAATTTATCATATAAATATTTATCCCCATGTCTTTCAATAGCTCTTTCTATAAAAATTTCATTATTTAATTTTTTATTATTTTTCATTACTTATATATTAAGTATCTAGGTTTCTAGGTTTCTGTATACTTTTTTTGTTTAAAATACTTAATATATATATATAATTATATATTAATAAAGTTTTATTATGGACTATATAGTGATTAATGAATTTGGTGATAGGGAGATTATTTTTTCAAATAAATTATTGGAATATAAGTTATTATGGAAAGGTCATAAATTATCCATAGCTAATGACCAATCCACATTAAAATCTTTAATAAAAATGTTTGAAGCAAGAAATCCAAAAAAAGAGTATTCTTTGGATTACAAAAAATGGATTCAAACATTTTCAATGAAAGAAATCTCGTATAGAGATAATTGTTGGAATGATATAAGTAGCTATGGATTAGATAAAACATATAAGGATATATTAGAAATAATGAATACCAAATTTGGTTATTTTAATAAATTATTTATATACGAAAAAACAAAATAAATATGAAACATTTACAAACATTTAATGAAAGAAACCTAATAAATAAGATGTTATTTAAAGATGAAAGTATAATACTTAAAGTTATTAACTCTTTAAAAACAAAGTGTCCTCCAAAAAATATCAAGGTAGTAAATAATCCTATTAAACCTGTTAAGAAATTTCAAATAGATCAAAAATTACAAAAATTCAAAACTATAAAATTTTTCACAACTACTCCAACAAAAGAAGATTTTCAAATTACTGATGTAAAAATAGTTCTTTATTGTCAAGATTATTTATTAAGAACTAATTTGCTTATAGCAGTATTTGTTGATAACAAAGAATTAGAATGTAGTGAAAAATCTAAAGAAGAATTATATAATATTGTTAAAAGTTATATTTAATAGTTATTAAAGTTTAATAACTTCTTAACATTATTTGAATAATAAAATTCATAATTAATGTTTTTTAATGTTAATTTAAGTAATTCTAATTTTTCTATTTTTAGAGATAAATCATTTAGATAAACATCTAAATCTTTAAGAGCCATTTTCCAATTTATTTCACAATTCCAATGTGAAGGAAATTTATCTCTAAAATTAGAGATAGCTAATTCAACTGATTTCTTTTTTACTAAAATTTCATCACCATCTTTCATTGATTTAATACTCAAAAAATGAATGAAGTAATCATTAAATCTATGAATTAGATTATCAGTTTCCATTACTTTTAATAAACCAATAACTATTCCATTTCTTTCACTTAATTCGAATTCTTTATCTTCTGCTAAAATCTTTTCTGATTCTTTTTCAGAACCAACTACATAATATACATATGTATCCCATAAACCTCTTTTAACTATATCTGATGGTTTAACCATTATTTTCATATAAATATATTTCTTTTTTTAATATAGAATAATTATAGAAAAAGTTTACTTAAACTTAAAAGTATAATTAAATGGATCTCCTTGTCCACCTCCTGTCCTATAAGTTAGGACGTTATCACACTCAGGACAATATTCTACTTCCCAAGTTCTATCTGGTCTTTCTGAGGAAAACTCTTGTAAACAAGAATCACAACACCAAATAACATTTGTTAAATAAAGACTAATATCCCATCTATAATTATGTCTAAATTTTGAAAAAATCTCAGGTGTCATTAAATTACTTTCTAATAATTTAACTATTCTATGATTTTCATAAATCATTTTGGTATAGTAAGGAATATCAGAAACTTTCTTTTCTAAGATAAAAGTAGTATATAATTCTATACGTTCCTTAAATCTTTCCATTATTTCTTTTTTGGTTTAAGAATCATTAACCATTTATTACCTTCCATTTTTGGAAGAGTTTCAGGAAGTCCATATTCACTTAATGTTTCAGCAAATTTTAACATTACCAATTCACCAGCAGCAGGCATAGTTCTTTGTCTGCCTTTTAGTGTAATTACACATTTAACTTTATCGTTTTCTTCTAAAAACTCTTTGGCTTTTTTAGCTTTGGTTAATAAATCATTTTCAGCGATATTTGGACTAAGTTGAATTTCTTTCATCTCAGTCTTAGTTGAATTTTTCTTTTTTTCTTTCTCAGCTTTTTCTATATCATATAGAAATTTTTGATAATCTTCTATTCTAACAACAGGTGGATTAGCAGTTTCTGAAATAAGAATTAAATCCAATCCTTCTGCTTCCGCCATTTTAAAAGCTTCATAAGATGATACGATTGTTTGTATCCCATCTTTAACAAGACGAACTCTATCGAATCTAACTTCTCCGTTAATTTTGTGTTTTCTAGTTTTTTTTGCCAATTTTTTTAATTTTTGTTTTTTTATATAGCAAATATAATAAAAAAAGTTGATTTAAAAAAATCAACTTTTTTCTTTTTTATCTGAAAGATTTATTCACCAAATAAATCTTCTGCATTCAAATCATCTGCATCTCTTTCATCATCTCCTTCATCAACAATAGCATCAAATTGACTATTTACTTCTTCTAATTCTTCCAAAGATTTAAATCTAAAATATTCATTTACAATTGGTTCCATTGCTTTTAATACATCAGGGGTAAATATACCAGGGGTAAATAATTGTTTTAATGTAAAAGATTTATCTAAATGTCTAACATACCAACGAGTTCCACCAGGAGTAAATGCGAATTCACCAGTTTTTTTATTAACTTCTGCCTTTCCTTGAGCAATACCAATTTGTTCGAAATATTCAGGGCGACAAAAAGCTTCTAAACCTGTGAAAGGATTCATACCATTTACAAATGATATATCAAAACGAATTTTTTTAGGTTTAGCTAAACGATTTTTAACACATTTAAATAAAACACTTATACCTGATGCTCCTAAATCCATATCATCAACATTAGAATCTTTTAATTTTGATTTTGACATCATTCCGATAACTGAAGCAGAATATAAAAGTCCATTTCCACCTCGCAATTTTTCAACACTAAACATATCAAGTGTTTGATATGTTTGATTAGCAACTAAAAGAGGTATATCTAAAAATCCTAAATCAGTATTAATACTTCTAAACATAGATCCTAGAGCTTTTGCTTTAGTCATATCTTGTTTAATATTACCAGCCAATAAATCTTCTTTTTCTTTATTTGATGCCATTTGACCCAGTGAATCGATAACAATTAATAATTTTGGTAATTCAAATCCTGCTAATTTTTGATCTTTAAGTTCATCTAATAATTGTGTTAATAACATATTAACATCTTCTACTTTATTAGAACGAATTAATCTAAACTTTTCTAATGAATTATCAATTCCATAATTAGGTAAATCTTGTAAATCTATACTTTGTTCAGTATCAATATAAATTACTGAATATCCAGATTTTTGAGCATTTTTTGCAACAGAATAACAAATAAACGACTTACCTGCTCCACTTTCTCCTGCTACACAACTTATTCTATTTGTTGATATACCACCTCCTAATAATTTTCCAGATAAACATGCATCCAATAAATAAACACCTGTTGATAAGAATTTTCTTTCTTTAATTTCTTTCTCAATTTGAATAGGTATAGTTTTTCCTATATTATCTAATACAGTTCCAATTTTACTAAATTCAAATTTTTTAACTTCTTTTGCTGCTTTTGCCATTTTTAATAATTATTTTTATAAAGTATATATAATTTTTATATTACTCCCTTTTAAATTATTTTATTTTTTATTAAAAGAATTATCAAAAGGGGGTATTATAATTTTAATATATAAAAATAAAAAATATGACAAAACAAGAATTTTTAGATAGAGCACATGCTATACATGGATATAAATATGAATACTTAAATTTAAAAGACAAAATTTTATCAAATGAAAGTATAGATATTTTATATAATGGGATTTTATATAAACAAAAAGTAGTAAAACATATTTTATTAGGAAGATGCCCAGAAAAAAATACACCACTAAAAACAACTGAAGAATTTATAAAAGAAGCAAAAAATAAATGGGGAGATAAATATGATTATTCATTAACTAATTACACAGGAGCTTTAAAAAAAATAAAAATAAAATATGAAGGAATAATATTTGAACAAATAGCTAATTCACATTTAAATTATGCACCTGAATTAAATATGAACCAAGAATATTTTATATATAAAGCAAAAAGTAAATGGGGGGATATATATGATTATTCCTTAGTTGAATATAAAAATTGTAAAGAAAAAGTAAAAATTATTTTTAATAAAACTAAAGAGATATTTGAACAATCTCCAGAGTGTCATTTAATATATCCACCTGAAGGATTAAATAAAATTTATTCAAATGATAAATTTATTCATGAATCTAATATTATTCATGATAATAAATTTATTTACTATAAGACTAATTATATAAATACAAAAACTAAGGTAATAATAACTTGTCCTATTCATGGAGATTTTAACCAAACTCCAAATTCACATTTACAAGGTAATGGATGTTCTTTATGTAATGAGTCAAAAGGGGAAAAAAATATAAATAGATTTTTAACGGAAAATAATATTGTTTTTGAAAGACAAAAAAAATTTGAAGATTGTAAAAATATTTTTTGTTTACCATTTGATTTTTATATACCTTCATTAAGAATTTGTATAGAATTTGATGGTGTTCAACATTATAAAGCATTATCATATTTTGGCGGTCAAGAATCATTTGAAAAAACTAAAATAAATGATAAGATTAAAAATGATTATTGTGAAGATAATTTTATTAATTTAATTCGTATTCGTTATGATCAAATCGAAGATATTGAATATATCTTAAAAAGATCTTTATCAGCGTATAAATCACTCCTCTAAAGGAATGATTTTATCTTCTTGTAACAACACCACCTATATTATTTGTAGTCGGTATTCCTGTATCATTACCACCTGTATAAAATGTTCTAAATTCAGTTGGTCCATCTATTTGCATTCTTTCTGGATTTCTCATAAAATAATCAATAGCTTTTTCTTTAGCTAAGTCCATTTTTTCTTCAAATTCTTCACCTTCTAATGTTTGAGGCATATCAATTCCTACAATATCAAATATTTCGTGAAAATTTTGGCTTCCTAATTGTTCTTCTACATATTTAGTTACTTGAGATTTTAACACGGGGTCAATTGGTGTATTTTGATTAGAGTTTTCATTATCATTGAAATTTTCGTAAGTTTTAATATGTTTCATAATTTATATATTAATTTTTTTTATTTTAAAAATTTTTATTATATTTGTATATGAAAAAAATGGTAAAAAATAAAAAATGTATTAATTAAAAACATTTTAAAAATTTATTATATATTAACACAAAATTAAATTAAAAAATGAGTAAATTACTAGTAACTAAGGAAGGCTTCCATAGTATGCAAACTGAATTAAAGAAGTTGAAAGGTATAGATCTTAGAGAAGCTGCCCAAATGATGATGGAAGCTAGAGATAAAGGTGATATATCAGAAAATGCGGAGTTTGATTCCGCAAAAGAAAACATAGATAATCTAAATAAAAAGATTATTGAATTAGAACAAAAAATAGCAAAATGTATTATCATAAGTTCTGATAATGTAGATAATTCATCTGTCCAATTACTTACACGAGTAAGAGTTTTTAATCAAAAGATTAAAAAAGAACAAACATTTTCTATAGTTCCTGAAAATGAAGTAAATATAAAAGAAGGTAAAATATCTTTTAATTCACCAATTGGAAAAGGACTTATTGGTAAAATCGTAGGAGATATCGCTACAATAGATGTGCCTATTGGGAAAATGGATTTAGAAATTTTAGACATAAACGTAATTAATTAAAAACAAAAATAGATAACATGAAAACAATCGTAAAAAACGAAGTTTACCAAAGAGTAGAAGATTTAGAAGCAGATGTAAAAGTAAAATCAGGATGGAATTTTGCTCCAAAATCTGAGTGGAAAAAATTTGTAAGAGACATCAACAAAGTTGAAAAAGTAGCAAAAGTAGATACTGATGAAACTCCAAAAGAGAAAAAGAAGTATGTAAAAGAAAAAAGATCCTAATTATGTTTCCTTGGGAAGAAGGCTACAATCCTTACTCCAATGCCATAGAATTATCCATGAACTATGAACATGGGAAAATTACTTTTGGTCAAAATAGTATAGGATACTTTCGTCAAGAGTTGTTAGATAGAAATATCTATACAACTTTTGACTCAATTAAAGCAGGACTTAGAACTGCCACTACAAGAAATGAAAAGTTTAGTAGTGGAACTTATGTTGTATTTACAAAAACAGGCATAGCAGAGAAACTGCTATGCTTTATTATTAAATCATCTTATCCTGTAAAAAATATTTCTAATGAAGAATGGTCTTTATTAGAAGGTTGGAATGAAGATTATATATCATATAATCCAAATGTATTAAATAAATTTCAATTCGTTTTTAAGCTAATTAAAATTATTTAATATATAATGTATGTTACATACAATATATTCTCTTTTTAGTCAAATTTTTAGCAATCCTTATTACGCATTAGGAATTATTATTAATTTAATCCTTATTGAAGGACTTTTATCAGTTGATAATGCTGCTGTATTAGCAACTATGGTTATGGATTTACCACAAAACTTAAGAAGTAAATCTCTTAAATATGGTATTTGGGGGGCTTATTTATTTAGAGGATTAGCAATGTTTTTTGCTAGTTCATTAATTAATATATGGTGGTTGAAACCAATTGGTGGTTTATATTTATTATATCTGGTTTATGATTGGTATAAAGGTTTACAAACGGAAACTAAAGAAGATGATTATGTAGATAAGAAATCAAATTATTTATACAATGCTTTATCTAAATTAGTAGGAAGTTTTTGGGCTACAATTTGTTTAGTAGAAATAATGGATATGGAATTTTCCATTGATAATATATTTGCGGCAGTTGCTTTTACTCCTAATATAGTTCTAATAATATTAGGTGTATTTATAGGTATGTTTATAATGAGATTTGTAGCTCAATGGTTTGTTAAATTAATGGAAAAGTATGCTTTTCTTGAAAAATCTGCATTTGTAGTAATAGGATTTTTAGGTATAAAATTAATATTATCAGTAGCTGATCATTTTTTTCCACAAAGTAAATTCGTAGAAATATTAAATAGTCAAATAACAGAAATAATTAGTTCGGTGGTAACAATTGGTATATTTTTTATACCTATATTGTATAATACAATTATTAAAAAAATTAAAAATGCTAATAACAAATCTTAAAGAAGCAGTAGAGCTTCAAAAAGTAATAAAAAATGAAGGAGATTTAATAGAGTTTGTGTATAAGGATATTCCATGTATCTTAAAAAGAAATCAATTAGGGGCTCTTTGTGGGTATTGTAAAATACCTACTTATGTAGGTGTCAAAATAGATAATACAGATATTATTGAAGTTCATGGTGGAATAACTTATACAGGAGTTTGGGATGATTATGATGTATTTGGTTTTGATTGTGCTCATAGTCATGATTTTACACCAACATATCCTATGTATCATTCTATATATAGAACAAAAGAATATTGTATTAAAGAATGTCAAAATATGGTTGATCAAATAATAGAATTAGATCCGAATATTAATATCTATCTTAGAGATAAAAAGCTAGAAAAAATAATTAATATATAGATTCATGATATTAAGAAAATTTTCACTATTTAAAGAAAATCAAAAATATAATTCTATCGGTGAATACATAGAAGAATTAGTAGGTGATGATGAATACTTATTAATGTTAGTATCTAATTATTTAGACAATAAAGATACAGATATAAGATTAGCAAATGCTATAAATACCTTAGATCATTTTGAAGCTAACCAATTATTGGATAGAATCTTAAAAGTTAAATCAAAAGGAGAAGATGAGAAAGATGCAGAAGTAGCAGGTCTTGTTGAAATATCAGAAAAAATAAATTCTGAAGTTGTTGTGGGTGGTAAAAACATATTCAAATCATTTTTAAAATTAATTACATCACTTGGGTTAAAAGAAATTGAAGTTGATTGGAATAAATGTCCTAAAAACTATTTATTTTATATTCATTATGAAAATGTTGATAGTATTATATTAAAATCAGTTATTAATAGTCGTTTTAAATCATTAGAACATATATCAGATAAATTAGATTATACTAAAAATGAGTGTCATTTGTATTACGGGCTTAATACAGACATGAATTTTGAGTATGGTATAATTTCAGAGACTAATAAAAATTTAGGAGTATTTAAAGTTAATAAGTCTAATTTTGATTGGTTATTAACAGTAGATTCATTATCTTTTTTAAATTTCAAAAAACATTTAATTCATTTTACATATGACCATATTCTATTATTTGCTAAATTAAAAAAAGATATAGAAAAGTTTTTAGGTAAAGATCCTGAAATTAAGTTTGATAATAATCATTTTGTAGCTAAATATAAATCACATGGTAAATGGTCAGATGGTGTAGTAGATAGTGATTACTTACTTAAGTTTAAGGAAGATTTTAAAAATTGGTTTAAACACTATAAATGGTCTACTAGCTTTCTATATAGAGTTGAAGCTATAAATAATGAAATAACAATTTATTTAAAAATAAAATAACCTCTTTTTAAGAGGTTATTTTATTTTAGACAAGTCCTAATTTTTGTAATCTTAATAATAATTCTTTCCATTCTTTATTTTGTAAATCATCAGAATAAAGACTAAACACTTTTCTTAAAATATCTTTCTTTTTAAGAATATCATTATCATTTGCTGTATCTAAATATACTTCAAATAAATCAAGATCAACTTCAACACCAATTGTTTTTAACTTAACTAACACATTAAAAAACTTTTCAGAAAAATACGGGTCATTTAGTAATTTACTATACTGACTAGAATAACATAAATCACCTTTCTTATCTAAATAAGAAGTATATGTATTTGGTTTATCAGATAATCCTGTTCCTTCACAAGTAGGGCATTTATTTTCTTTTACTACACCATATCCATTACATGTTGGGCAACTTTCTTTATAAATAATTTTCTCAGTAATAAATGAATTTAATATATTATCCAAATTATCTTTATATTTGTTATTATCTTTATAATTTGAATATATTTTTGTAAAATTAAATAAACAAGTAGAATCTTGATAATTTATAGGATATCCATTTAAAATAAATAAATGATACACATCTATATTAATTGGAAATATATTATAAGGATTATTAGACGAATATTTTGGAAGGACTTTATCAAATAAAAATTTAATTACAGGATAATTATCTTGATTATTATCAATAAATTTAGTAGTTCTTAACTTTCCTGGAGTATCTACTCCAATAGCTTTTTTAAAATCATAACCTTTATTATAAAGTAAAAATAGTATTCTTATATCTGTAATATTATTAAATATATCATCAGATATATTTTCTGAAGTAAAATCATGTTTCCAACTATCTGTTATTATTTTAAATATATCATAGTCTTTAACTATATCAGATGATATTTTATAATTACTAAAGTCAAGTCCATTATTAATTAAAAACTTTAATAATTCAAAGTTTTTAACTTTAATAATATTATCTACTTCATCAAATAAATATTGAACAGACGCTCCTTTTGATATTAAATATTTAATTCTTTCTAAATCATTAATAGATTTTCTTATTAAAACACCGCTATAAGCATTAACATCACCTCCCTCTGCTAAAACTTCTTCAATTTCTTTAATAGTAAGATTGCCAGATTTAATTTTTTGATTAGTTTCTATTTGTTTTTGTTTAATAGCTATATGTTTTTCAAATAAAGTCATACCTTCATATTTAGTACCTTCATCATTTGGATCTACTTTATCTAAAACTTCAAAAAAGGGTATATTCTCTTGTCTAAAGAAATCTTTTAATTCATCTTCATCAATAAAAACATTTTTAGAATCTTGACAAGCACCATCTATAATTCTTTTTGATAAACCTAAACTGATACCAATAGTCCAGTTATTACTTCTTCTCGCTTCACGAGTGAAGTCATAAATATAAAATTGTAATATATATTCCCCTCCCCTAGCAGGTCCTTCTGTTCCAATATAACTATTCCAATATCCTTGACCATTAAACCAAGCTATACAGTGGTCAGATCTTTTTTGATCCGGATATTTAGTTCCTGCTCCATTTAGAATATAATTAGCATCATAAGAATTAACTTGAGTTATTAATTTATCTTCATCTTGCCATAAAATTTCAACTCCTTGTGATTTACCAAATTTTCTATTAATATCATCAATTTCTTCTAAAGTAGTATCTGGTGTAGTAGGTACAATAGACCCAAGAACATCTTCAGAATCTTCTAAAATTTTTTCTATATTTCTATTTCTAAGAGCTTTTCTAGTTATATCTTTACTTTTTTCAGAATTACCTTTTCTATAATTTGTTTCTGCTACTTGTGCTGTTTCATTTTGTAAATCTTTATTTTTTAAGTTATAGAATAAAGATTTTAAATTAACTTCTTCCCCAACTACTCCATTAGCTTTATTTTTATTTATAAATACAGGCATTAGTCTAACAAATCTTGCTATTTTAAATAAAGGACTTAATTCTGTTAATTTATCTCCTATTATTTCAGTTAGATGGTGCATATCATCGTCTGTTAAATTATTAGATTCTTTAAATAAATTAAATTTATTTAAAATATTAATTACAAAATCTGATAAATTATATTCTTTTGAAGCTGGTTTAAAAGGTGCTGAAGATTCAAAAGGCCACCAAGAAGGACAATTTTCTTTAGTTTCTTTACCGATATAATCTACTAAAGAATAAGATAATATACTACCGCTTTTGGTTTTAAAATCATAATTATCATTTCTAACACCATCTCCTTTAACTCTTGAAATAAAAAAATCATATAACTCTTTAAATAATTTATATGATACATTCTTAAATCTATTAAAATCTAAAAATCTAAAATAGTCTGATTTATAATCTAATGTTTTTAATGATTCAAAAAATGATTGTAATTCATCTTTTGAGATATTATCAGTAAGATAAAATTTAATAAAAAAAGGAGCTAAAGTAATAGCTGTTGCAGAATCAATATCACTTAATACTTCATCTTTTCTTTTTCTAATAGTAAGTATTTTTAATATATTATTATAAATAAATTCACTTATAGATTTATTAACTATTTCTTTAGAAGCAGTTTTTATATTTTCTGCAATATTTTCAGAACTTGTTGAATCAACTATTTTCTTAAGTTCTTGATTAAATCCTTCTTTATCTAAAACTCCATTTTTAGTGTATTTTTTTATTAAAGAACTTTCTAATATATTTTTAAAAATATATTTATTAACTATCGTTTTAATTTCATCACTAAATGAACCATATTTATCATAATATGTTTCAATTAGCGAATCAATACTTTTTTTGCTTATAGCAAAAGCTTCATTTATTAATTGAAGCTTATATTCTTCTATTTTTTTAATAAATCTCATTTTATATTAATTTTTTAAAAATTTTAAAATTTGTATAAACATTCTCATACATTTTTTTACTTCTCATCTCATTTGATAATAAAGTTAGTCTTGGAATATCATCATTTTCTAATGCTATATTAATAGCATCATTATAATCATTTTTAGTCCAATTAGTTCTATCTTCTTCTTCAACTTCTTCTACTTCTATTTTAGAAGTAGAAGAAGTTTTTTTATTTTTTTCATATTCTTCCCATTCTTTTAATTGTCTTTGATATTCATCCCATTCTCTTTTTCTATTCTCTTTTTCTTGTTTTTTATTTTCTTTATTTATTAATTTACTAATAACTTGATTAACTATATTATCAACTTTGTTTTCAGAATATAAAATATAATCTTCTGTATCTTCACTAATAACAAAATCTTTATTTTTATGTCTTTTCTCTAATCTAAGTTTAGTAGCTTTATATAATATACCTTTAAAAACTTTTAAAAATTCTTCTGATTCTAATTCACATAAAAATCTATATGTATAAAGACGAATACTAGCATATTTTTCAATTTCAATATTGTTTTTATTTTTATCTATAGAATCATTAACAAAATTCATTAAATCTTCTGCTATTATAGGACCATATTTAAAATCTTGAGTTTCATCCGCAATACCACCTGTAGCAATAGCTAATTTTTTAACCAAATCCTCATCTTTAAAAGCGTTAGAATAAGCTAAACTATAAACACCTTTTACTGTTTCATGTAATAACATAGCAAAATCTATTCCTCTAGATTTTATAGTTATTTGTGGTTTATTAGATTCAAGAATCAAACTTTCAAATACTATATCATCTTCATCTTGTGTAGAAGATGGATTATTATCACCCAATTTAGGTTTATCTTGTCCTATATCAACCGCACATGCCCCATAAGCAGAACCAAAAGGAATTGAGTTTGGTCTAGCAATATCTCCTCTTTCCCAATCAACTCTTTTCATATGATTAGCAAAGTCATTCCATATTTGTATAAGTGATATTACTCTATTAGTTGCGGAAGTTTCGGATTCATATTTTTTATAAAGATTAATTAATTTATCTTTTGTAGATGGTAGATTAATTAATGCTTTTGTGTTTAACCCTTCTCCTTGAACTATGTTATTAATAAGTTTCATTTTATGAATAGCTAATTTAGTTAACTTATTTTCATTAACTAAACTTTCATCAAATTTAATATCATCATCGTCAAATTCTTCATCATCAATTACTTCATCATTGTAATCATCAACTTGTTCTATATCATTTATTTCATCAATATCTTCAATATCATCGTCTTTTAAATTTTTTATATAATCAAAATCTGCTTCTTTAACTGTTTTATTTTGGTCATAAAAATTTTGTATATCTACACCTGAAGAAATTTTAACATCTAATGAAATATTTTTTTGAGTAAAGAAATCACTATAGTATTCTTTAATTACTTCTTTAGCAACTTCTTCTAAAGAAGTATTTATTTCATCTTTTTTATTTTCTAAACCTTTATATGTTAATTCACTTGCTGCATAACCACTAACTGATTTACTTTTAGAAGGTTCATTTAAAGAACTAAAAAATTCTTTAGGTAATCCTGGATTAGAAGGTTCACCACCTGTGTATGAAGTTAAATCAACTTCTTCTAAAAATTTTTTAAATTTTTTGTATATCATTTTTAATTATTTTTTTATAATTTTATACACATTTGATATAAATCCTCCAAAGTCATTCCTTTCTCTTTAAGAACTTCTTTTAATTTATCTATTATTAAATTCTCATCTTCTAATTTTGGTTGAGGTTTAAAATCTGGGGTTATATCAAGATCATCATCTTCATCATCTTCATATGGATTTGGAAATGAGGGAGCTATAGGTTTAGTTATTGGTCTAGTTATTGGCTCTTCTACTTCCGTGTCAGGACCGCTTCTGAACTCATAAAATTTTTTTATCATATTATTAATTTTTTTTAGTATATTTGTATATATTAAAAACATAAATATAAAAAACATGAACAGACAAAATGATTTTGTAAAGTACGCCATGTCTAATGGCATTAGTTCTCTAAACTTAGATTACTATGAAAAAGGTATAGAGAGCAGTATGACACCTTATATCTTAGAAGAAAGAGAAATGAGGGTAACTCAAATGGATATCTTCTCAAGATTAATGAGAGACAGAATGCTTTGGTTAGCAGGACCGGTAAATGATCACATGAGCACAATTGTTCAAGCACAATTAATGTATCTTGATTCGGTAGATAAAAAAGATATTATCATGCATATTGATAGTCCTGGTGGTTCAGTAAAATCAGGTTTATCTATTGTAGATGTAATGCAATATATCAAATCTGATATTAATACAATTAATACAGGTTTGTGTGCTTCTATGGGTGCTGTACTTTTAGGTGCAGGTACAAAAGGTAAAAGATCTTCTTTAAGATTTTCAAGATCAATGATACACCAATCATCAGGTGGCGCAGGTGGACATATCTTAGATGCTAAAATCACTTGGCAAGAATGGGAAAAAGTAAATGAATTACTTTTCGTCTTATTAGGTGAATTTTGTGATAAAGATCCTGAAGTAATTAAGAAAGATGCTGACCGTGATTTATGGTTATCTGCTGATGAAGCTGTAAGTTATGGATTGATAGATGAAGTAATTAAAACACAAAAATCCTAATTTATTTATTTTAATATATACATTAAAATAAATTCATAAAATGAATACTTTTACAAAGTTAGTAGAACAAAACGAAAGTTTAAAAAAATATAAGGTATCTTCATATTTAGTATTAAAAATTGATGCTAAAAATGAAGGAGAAGCAGGATATAAATCAGATTCTATAATAGAGGGAATAGATGATTATGATAGTCATATCATAAATAATATTGAAGAAATTAACGAATTTGATGATAATCTTAATGAGAATAAATTAATAGATATTCCTGAGATGTTCAGAAAAATGCCTAAAGAACTTTCTCCTGAAGAAAGAATTCAACGAGCTTGGAAAGAAAAGTTTGGTGATAAAGAAGTCTCAGAAGATGATAAATTTGAATTTTATCATCAAGCAAGAAAAACTTATGAAGGAGATACTATATTCAAAGCTTTAAAAGGAAAGTTTTAAAATAAAAAAACCCGATACTAAGTATCGGGTTTTTTTATTATCTATTGTATTTTAATTTATATAATGTTCTATATAAAAGAGCAACAATCTCATCAATTATATTATGTAAATGTGTATCTTCTTGAGGAATACATACTCTAGTTTCACGAATAAATGCTACTGATTCTTGGAAATACGCAATTCTTTCTTTTGTTTGAGTTATACTTGTATCAATTATATCATATCCTTCAACTATTTCATATTGTCCTTGATAAACTTCTACTAAAGTATCCACCAAATCTTGAATACCTTCATAATAAGCTCCTAATGCAACATGTGCTGCATAAGAACCCATATCACCTTTAACTTGTAAATGATATTTGTGGCTCATTTCACGAGTTTCAAAAATCTTTGAAAGGAATTTAACAACATCTGTTTTTTCAGCAGCTGCTGGTTCTTCTATTAAGTTACTTGGTTTTATAGCACCAAGTTTTTTATAAAGTTCATTAGGGTTAAATGCAGGTATAATTTCATTATCCTCATTTACTTTTTTTAAATTTGAAAATTTTTCCATTTTTATTTTTATTTTTTATTAGTACATATAAGAACTACCTTTATCAATATAATTATCTAAATTAGATATTGATTTATCAATAGAATTAATTATATCTTTTAATTTACTTTTTACTGACTTTAATTCCAAATAAGAATCATCAATTTGATTATTTTTATCGCTCTTATCATCTACAAAAGATTCAATATCATTAATTACATTAACAATAGTATCCATATTAGTATGAAAATCACTTGATAGATTAGATAATTTTTCTGTCAATTCTCTAACTTTATCATTAGATATTAATGCAGTATTTAATTCATTAAATTTTTTAATTCTCATTTTTGAAAATTTTATTTTAATATATATATTAAATAATAATTATGGCAAAAAATAGATTAATTTTAGAGTTTACAGAATTTAATGCACAAAGAATGAATCCTGATTCATCTCAAATGGCAGTTTCAGTTGATAATCCTCAATTAAGTATAAACGCATTTGATAAACACTTAGATAAAGTTAGAACTGCTATATCTAATTTAGAAGGTATTGTTAAAAATTTAACTACATCATCTACATTTAGATCATTGAGATCTATGCTTTCTCTTGAAGAACAAAATGTAGATAAATTAAAAATACTAAGAATTACTTCAAATGATAGGGTTAATTATGATGCTTATGTATCATTTTTAGTTCATGATAAAGAATATTTTGGAGTTGTTAAAAATCTATTAAATCCTTTACCAAGATTAGTATCTGAGGTATTTAAAGATAATGACCTTGTCCAAAGTAAAGAATGGAGAGTTAAGGTTGAGGGTTTAATAATTAAGACTATAAAGGCTTGGTTAAAACCTGAGATAGGAGAATATACTTTATTAAAGTCTCAAATTTTATGTACTAATAATATAACAGGGGAAGATCTTTTATTAAAAGAAGGTTCGGATGTTAAGGTTATACGTTCTATGGAAAGTTCAATTACAATTGAATATGATAATAAATTTTATAATTTAACAGGAGATAATTTTATTTATTTTAATTATTGGTTTAAGAATAAGAAATAAAAAAAGGAGCTTTAAGCTCCTTTTTTTATTTTAATCCATTTCTTTCTATTATATCATAAAGTTCTTTTACTTTATTTTCTAAGTAAGCTACTTTTGCTACTAAAACTTCATTATAGTTTAGGGCTAAATAACCATCTTCTTTTTTTATTATAGAACTTGGTACAATATCTTCTACATCTTGTGCTATATAACCTATATGAGAATTACCACCAATTACATAAGATGCAGATTTAATAGAATCAATTCCTTCTATTACTGGGTTGTAAACTATATTTGACTTTAATCTTAAATCAGAATCAAATCCACCTGTTTGCGCAGTTATAGAACCACTAGCTGATATATTTCCTGAAAAATAAGCATTACCACTAACTTGAAGTATCGCAGATCCTTGACTTTGTGTAAATCCAATTAATACATTACCTGTATTATTATTAAAAATATCATTTATATTATTTGACCAATTTGGAGAAAGTGCTCCACTTGGATTAATTAATAATGAACCATCATTACTAAAAGTTCCAGTTCCTATATTTCCAACAACACCTATACATTGAGCTGGATAACCAATCGGAAGAGAAGATGTTAAACCTCCATTATAATCTATATATAGTTTTGTACCAAGACCATAATTCCATGTATTAATATTACGAAATACCCCCATTGCTACATATCTTCCATAACCACCAATAGGAATAGTATCAACTGTTATCCCTAATAATTGATTTTGATATTTATCAGGAGATGCACGAACAATACGTCCGCTACTGTCCATAGATATCACAGTATTTGGTGGTAAACTATAACTACCGTAATTTAAAACTGTTATAAAAACAGAATTACCTATATTAAATGTTATACCATCACGTCCAGTGTATGTTAATGTATCATAAGTTAAAGCAGAAGATTGTAAAGCATACAATTGTAAAGAACTAGTTCCAGTAGTAGGAACTGTATTTGATGGCATTTGAATATATCCTGTAATTTTAGCATTTCCTTGAATATAAGCATTTCCATTAACTTGTAAACTATATGTTCCATAAAAGAAACTTGTTCCGATTGACAAATTACCTGCAAAGTAATTACTACTTGGATCTGAATTATATATACTCCAAGTTCCAGATGGAATTGTACCTCCAATTAATAAAGATGACCAATTAGAAGTATATGTTGATATATTATTAATTGGTATTATTTGTACTCCAATTGTATTTGAAAAAAATCCACTTCCTGATATCTGAGGATTAACTACTATTCCAATATTATTAGCAGTTAGTCCTAAATTAGAATAAGTTCCTGATGTATATATACTTAAGCCAGTAATAGATGATGTACCAAATGCAGTTGTTTGTATAGTATTACTTCTAAAAAATCCATTTTGAAAACCATTAAAAATACCAATCCCTCCAGCCCCTTCTATAAAATTTTGAGCATAAATACCTCCATTTGTAGAAATTGCAGATGCTGAAAGTCCATTATTTCCTGATAAAGAAGAGGCTACAAATATTTTACCACCTATATATGTATCATTACTTACTTGTAAGCTATAAGATCCTGATAAACTTGTATAACTATTAGTCCCAATTAATAATCCAAATGGATTACCTTTATTCCAAGAAATAGAAGAATCATATCCTATACTAGTTGTTCCAGTCCATAATGTAACATATCCAAGTGAAGCTGAACCAGTTATATTACCAACTCCACCACCTGATTGTTTTAAGACTAATTGTGAATCAGAAGTCCCATTTTGCCACCAATATTCTTGTGGATATGGTTGTGTGCTTGATGTTCCAATTAGTACTGTTAATCCTATATGTCTATTAGACGCTGATATTCCTGAACATGCAGATGCAGTTGTAGCCCATGGTATAGAAAATCCACTTCCGGAAAAATTTGCATATTTATAATCTAAAGGTCTACCTGTTCCTAAAAATATACTATCTGATACTTGTACTGACATTTTTATTGTTTATTTTTTATTATTAATAATTATGAAAAGGCATAATTATTAGTAGATTGATCAAATGTTAGTGGTGTTCCAATATTATAATATATATTATAAGCTATATTACAATAACCATCATTAATTGATGTTGTAGTATATGACTGAAACGTTCCATTACCCCCTATAGGTCCTCCATTACTAGCAGAAGATCTCCAGTTTGTTTTTGGATATATTGTAGGCACAACCAAAAACAAATACCCAGTAACTCCCATTGTATTAACATTTATAGTATCATTATTAATGTATAAATGTTTAGTTAAAAAAGCACAAGTACTTGAAGTCACATCATTAATTATTTGAGTCATATTATAATTTGTAGTAGAAACCACAACAAAATATGGATAATAAAAATTAATTACTGATGTAACAAATCTACTACTTGATTGTTTAGCATCATTAAGAATTATACCAAAATAACCAATAGTAGTACTTGTACTTAATGCACTACTAAAAGTTGGTGATATAGCTCCTGATGTAATAGAAATTGTAGAACCAATATTATAGTAATTTGTTCCATCATTACTATAAGATAATTGATAATATCTTAAAGGAACTAATGGTGAATTTATTGAAATCGAAGTAGATGATAATGTAGTTCCTACATTACCGATTTCTCTAACAAAACTTGATTCAATTGATTGAGGGTTAGATATTGATTGGGTTAAAGTAATAGTTGGTTGTGCATACGGAGTCATATTTATTACACCAATTGAGTTTGCTTCTGCTCCTTGAGTATCTGTTACATCATATTTATAGAAATAATTAATAGGAGTTACAGGTAAGGCAGTATAATTAACAGATTGTGTAAAAGTATTAGTATATGTTGCAGTAGGACCTACTTTATTAGTTAAAAAAGTATTAGGTGTAGAAGTTCCATAAGAAACTGTTCCAACAGCAGCAGTTGCTCCTGCTGAGTTAATAGTATATGATACACTAATAGTTGCTATAATACTTGAGGTATTATAAGGTATTGTTGTTGGTATAACAGATATATTAGCAGTTGGTGTTAATGGTTGTTGTATAGCATCTAATATAACTTGTTGAGGAGTTTTTCCTATTGCTGGTATTACCGAACCATTAGTATATCTACCAAAACTATAACTAGGTCCTAAATATACAGTTGGGTTATAAGTAAAAATATCAACAGTACAAGAATATGTTGAAGATTGAGTTGACCAATAGTAAGACAAATTAGAAGTTTGATCTACATATAATATATTTGGAGATGCATTAGAAGCAGTTGGAAAAGCGGATATACTACTATATTGTAAAACTCCTCCACCATTATCTTCATCCCAAGAAGTAGATACTGCTGATTGTGTTCCACCACTAGATAAAAATTTGGCTCCATTAAAAACATAAGTTTTTCTAATATCAGTTTGGAAAACTTTTAAACCATCATAAACAACTAAATAGTTCATATTTATTCTAACACTAGAACTTGTTGCTATAATTCTAGTATCTATTGGCTGTGGTGCTGATACATTAAATCCTGATATTTTAGGTATTGACATTTTATTTTATTTTTTTTATGAAAATGTATATTTTCCAGTTGGGTTAGTTTGATAATTTGTATAATATATATAATATAATACACCATTCCAATAATGAGTTGATGGTGTAATACTATTAGTCGCTATTTGGAAATTAGCAATAACAGAATCTCCACCTTGATCTGACATAGTACTTAGAAATTTTCCATAGGTACTTGGGTATATATAATACATATACCCAAAAACAGTTCCAGTAAAATCTAATTGAGATTGATAGCCAATATTTTTTGATAGACCAAAACTACTTAAATTAAAGTTACCAAAACTACTAACCATAGTTGAATATGGTATAGTTGATGTTCCATAATAATACGGATAATCGGTATTTATACCAAAAGTATAAGTTGCTTGCAAATTAGCTATATCTGTTATAGTTAATACATAACTATAACTAGTTTTTGTAGAATTATTAATTGAGTATGTAAATACTGAACCACTATATGTTCCTGAAAATCCAGGACCAGTTGCTATTACTAGATTAGAAGTAAGACTACCACTAATTATAGCAGATACTACAGTAGTAGTACCTGGATAAATAGTATAATTATATGTTATTCCACTAGAACTTGTCAATGATCCTACCTCGTATAAATTACCACTTCCTAAAGGAGTAGTAACTCCTAATGTACAACTTGGGCCTAAATCTGGATAAAACATCTTAGTTAATATATCTGACATACTAAGATTACTAAAAGTAAATGGTTTTTTAATACCACCTACTTCTACAGTTATTGATTTAGGATTATTATAAGCAAAATTACTACTTATATCTCGCCAACTTACTACATTATTAGAACCTAATATTAAAGCTTGTCCAATTGAACCAGTAGAACTAATTGAAGGGAATTGATATCCGTTTAAATAAATATTACTAGTTGATGCTGACATCAAATTAATATTACCATTTGGATTAATAACACTAATATCTAATCCTGAGTTTGTAGCTGCTGTTATAATATATGGAGCATTATTAAATAAAGTTGGATTTCCTGCTAAAAATGTAACTATAGTACTTTGAGTAATAGAATCAGGTTTATTATTAAAAAAGAATACATCTGTACCATTATTTAATAAAGTAGAGTTCATTACATTACTACCTAAATAATTTCTTTTACCAAAATAAAATGGGTTAGTTAATATACTTCCAGCACTATCAGAATCTAAACCAATATAATAACTACCTGATGCAGTCGTTTGTTTAAAAACGTTATTTATCCATGTGGTATAAATAGCATCCCTTAAATTTTGAGGTGTTATTAAATTATGTGTATTATCAGGCAATCCTTGAATAGCATCAGATATACCTGATAAATTATTAGATGTATATGGATAACTAAAATTACTAAATGTAAGCATTAATTTATTTTTATTTTATATATTATATATTATATATTAAAAACAATTAGGCACAAAAAAAAAGTTTCTACTTTCGTAGAAACTTTTTTATTAATTAAATAAGAAGTCAATTTTAAGTAAATCCTTAACTTTAACATTTGAATTAAGATTTAAATCGTCAAAATTTAATTTCTCATGACTTAATGTATTCTCTACACTCATTAATTCCTCCATTTCTTTATTAAAAGAAAAAGTATCAGTTATTTTAACCGCATTTGGAATAACCTTACCTTCATTATCCACTGCTTCAACTGGATTTCCTGTAGAATCTCTTTCAACATATTTTTCAAAGATTCTTTTTTCTAATTTTGTTTTATCTTCAATAATAGAAGATAAGTCTTTTAACATTCTCATTAATTTAAAAGCTTCTCCTGCTTTTATATCTAAATCAATAATAGCATTTAAAGCAGTTACTGTGTCTTGACTTAACTGACTGTTTTTGATAGTTATCATATTTTTGTTTTTTTTTATTATATAATTGTTTTATATTTTGTTTAGTCTAATATTACATAAATTATAATATTCCAATTCCTTTTCTATTAAAATATAATCTCTATTTATTATTTTAGCCGCTTCTCCCGTTGTCCCTGAACCAGCAAAAGGATCCAAAATAACATCACCTTCTTTTGAATGTTTTTCTACTAAATCTAAAATTAATTTTAATGGCTTTTGAGTAGGATGAACTCTTTCTTTTCCATGACAAAGAGGATATGTATAAATACCATTATCATATTTAGAATTAAAAGTAGGATTACTTCCTTTTGTAAAAGTAAAAAAATATTCTACCGCATTAGATAAATAATTAATTTTTGAATTAATTGGGGTTGGATTAGTTTTTACCCAACTACATACTCTAGGTTGTTTAAATCCTAATTTATCAGCACTTACTTTTATATCATTACATTTCCATATATCATAAAATATAATTAAATACCCTCCTTTTTTTAATACTCTAAAACATTCTTTTAATAAAGTATTTATATCAAAAAATTCTTTATCCCATTCACCAAAGTCTATATCATGTTTATTAAACTTTTTGTTATCACTGTTTTTAAAATTGGATTTTTTAGATATTATATAAGGAGGATCTGTTAAGATTAGATCAATAGAATTATCTTTAATTTTCTTCAATTCTTTAAAGCAATCCCCATTTATTATTTGATTAAGCATAATCTATATATCTTAATCAAATAAGTTCCTTAAGTCTAAATTATATTTTAAATCAACTTCAAATCCTTTATGAAAAAGTTTAATATCATTCCATGTTTTAAATGTATTAACTATTTCTTCAATTTTATCATATTCTTCTTTATTCATATCTTCATTGAATAAACTCATTAAATTGTCTATCTCATTAAAACTTAAATAGTTTTTATTACCTAAAAAATAAACAAAGTAAAATGTATATTCTTTTTTAATTTCCTTTTTCTCAAAAATATAACGAGCTAAACAATCTTCTATCCCCATAGAAGGTAATGAAAATCTATAACCATTCATTAAAAATTCTCTTGTATCATAATCAAATTCATATTTTGAATAATCAAAGTAAGAATAATTATCATCAATAGGAATTTGTATATCACCTAAATTTACATATATATCTTTCTCTAATGTAAATTTAACTATTTCTAAAAATATGTAATATAAGTCAAGTGCTTTTATATCAGCAAAAGAACCATTTTTAATAATAGTATTATTATTAACTATTTTTATCATACAATTAATAATACTTAGAATGTTATTGGGTTGAAAATTCTTTTTATAATAAGCAATATCAATTTCAGATGCTTTTTTAATTTTTAATGTAAAATCTTTAGGATAAAAAATACCATTTGTTGTAGATTTTGATAAGTCGATAAGTTTTGTTTTATCTTTTAATGATGATAATATAGAAAATATACTCATATTAGTATGAAAATTTTTATATTATATATTATATTATATATAAGTTCATAAAAAAATCCCTCTTAAAGAGGGATTTTTTAAATTATGCAGAACATACTTCACAATCTTCATCATCATTTGGTTTTGAAAAATTAATCGGAGTTTTATTCTCTTCTTTATCTTGTGTCGTGAACTTAATAGCACTTGCAGCACCTTTCAATCTTAGGTAATAAATACCAGTTTTTAAGTTAGTTTTATCTTCTCTATAAAACTTAGGATTACCCAATTTGTCATAAACTACATCAACACCTTCTGGTATTATTGGATTACCTGTTTTATCTAAATTGAAACTTCTTCTACCCCATCCATAAAAATGCATAGATGTTAATTTAGCAAAATTAGGTGCTTCCATAAAGATATTTAAAGATTGAGTTTGATCTATAAATGCTCCTCTATCCGCAGACATATCTATAATATCTCTTTGTTTAATTTCCCAAACTGTTTTATAAATTTCTTTAATTTCAGTTGGAATTTCTGGTATATTTTGAATAGAACCATCTTCATTAATAATTTTAGTTCTGATTTTATCAGACCATATACCCAATTTAACTAATTCTTTTACTAAATATTTATTTACTATAATGAATTCTCCTGAAAGAACTCTTCTAACATATAAATTAGAATTTTGAGCCTCATATGATGCCCCATTTCCTAATATGGAACTTGTTGATGCAGTTGGCATCACCGCAGTTGTTAATGAGTTTCTAACACCATATTTTACAACTTCTGTTCTTAACTTATTCCAATCATATCTATCAGATGGTTTAGTATTCCATAAATCAAACTGAAATTTACCTTCTGATAATGGAGAACCCTTAAATGTAGCATATGCTCCTTGTTCTTTAGCTAAATCATTTGATGCTTTAATAGCAGCATAATAAATAGTTTCAAATATTTCTTTGTTAATTTTTTTAGCTTCAGGACTATCATAAGGTATATTCATTAAGAAAAATACATCTGCTAAACCTTGAATACCTAATCCAATTGGTCTGTGTAAGAAGTTAGAAAACTTCGCACTTTCTGATGGATAATAGTTTGTTTCAATAACATTATTTAAGTTAATAGTTGCTTGATAAGATACTTCGTATAATTTCTTATGATTTAATGTCCTGTTTTTATTAACAAATTTTGAAAGAGCAATTGATGCTAAATTACAAACCGCAGTTTCATTAACACTTTCTCTATTATAGAACTCACCCAATTTAAGACTTTCTAACAATTCTTTATTTTGTAATATCTCCCCTTGAGCTTTAGTAATTCCTGTACATTCCACGATCTCAGCACAGTTATGTACTAATATATTATTTGCATAAAAGTTATGGTTTTTTTTTACCGTAATATCATAAACCGGTCTATTCTTTACTTTTTCTATTTTAATCATAATATTTTTTATTTTTTATGAAAATTGATTTTTATTCTTCTTAAATATTCTAAGAAATTCTCTAATCTCATTTTCTTTTTCTTTAAATTTATTTTCCCAATCATCCTTATAAATTACGAAATAACCTTTTGTTGTGTGATATGGTATTTCTTTTTTAGAGTTTTTTCTTACAGTAGCACCAATTGCAGATTTTGTAGAACCTATATAGTCAATAATATACATACAACATTCAAACTCTTTTATAAAATTAAAATCTTTATCAAATAATAACGTATATTTAGATTTGTTGTTATTGTGTCCATTTTTCTTTTCTGCTAATTTTACTCTAGTTTCCTCACTTATTACACGACCTTTATTCCAATGAACACCATTTATTTTGGCAATATGTGAAGGTCTTTTTTCTAGTGGTAATCCATACATATTATTTTTTTCACCAATGGCATTTAGTCTATGTTTTTCTCTTATTTCTTCTTTTCTTGGGTTATTTGTAAAAGTATCTCCACCATCACCTCCTTTTGAAATATTTGATAATGGTCCACTTTTATCAATTTTAGTACCAATTAACTCTATTAATTCAATTTCATTTTTACATGCTAATTCTCTCGTTATATTTTCTATTATTCTAATAGAAATAGGTTCTTTATCACTCTTCAATATTTTTTTAATTATTGAATTTTTAATTTTATTTTTTGCATATGTGGACTCATTCTTAACAAAGTTTGTGTGCATATCCTCTCTTATATAATAAGATTCTGTATTTGATATACCAACATAGAATGGTTCATAATTAAAAATATAATTATTATATTCATATTTTCCTTCTTTTAGTGGATTTAAAAGAACATATACATAATTATTTCTTTTTTCTTTTGTATAAAATTGACCAATAACCTCCATAATATAAATTTTTACTTTTATTTATATATTAAATAGTTGAGGTTACCTTTTACTATTATGGAAACTACTTTTTTATTTAATTATTTTTAATTCATCATCTTCTCTTAAATCTTTAGCCATAACGTATCCTCTATTTTCAGTCCAAACTTCATGCTCTTCGGTACATATAATAAAATTACCATTTTCATCTGAAATTTTTATAGTTTCTGCATTTAGATTAGTAATACCTGAATTTTCTATTAAACACCATTCATCAACTCCTTTATCAGTATCTCTACTTAATACTTCTATTTTTTCTCCATTTTTGAATAAAACATCAATTGTTATTAAATCAAATTCTTTTTCTTTACCATCTATTCTACACTTAACCTTAGTATCTCCATCTAAACATAAATTAGAACTTCTAATAACTCCTATATTAGATTGATTAGATTTTTTATTAATAGCATCTTTATAAAGGATATAAGGGGTTCCTGTTTCAATTTGAGATTCAAGAATTTTATTCCAGATTTCTCTTGCTTTTAAAGTTTTCTTACCTCTACCTTCTGTTTCATATTTGATATAAAGTTCTTCAAACTCTTTACCATATGTTTCAGTTAATCCTGGACACTCATGAGGATCCATTAAAGTCCAATCTTCATCTAAGTCAACTCTAATCATAAATAAGTCATTCATCCACATAGCTAAGAATAAATCTCTAGCACGAATTTCTTCTTTACCTTGATTCTTTCTTAAATCTAAGAAGTCTAAAATATCTGGATGCCAAGGCTCTAAATACATTGCTATACTTCCTTTTCTTTTACCACCACCTTGATCAACTGCTCTTGCTACTTCATTATAGATTTTTAAGAAAGGTATGATACCATTAGATGTACCGTTAGTTCCTGAAATATAAGTTCCTTTACTTCTTATTTTAGAAAAATCTATACCAATTCCACCTGCATTTTTAGATATTTGTGCACTTTCTTTAATGTTATCAAATATACCTTCAATGCTATCATTTACAGATAATAAGAAACATGAACTTAACTGAGTTCTTGTTGTACCTGAATTAAATAGAGTTGGAGTTGCATGAGTATATAATCCTTCTGAAAGAAGATTATAAGTTTCAATAACTTTAGGTATATTATTTCCCCATATTTGTAAAGCAGTTCTCATATACATATATTGAGGTCTTTCTGCTACTTTACCATTGATTTTTAATAAATAAGATTTTTCTAAAGTCTTATATCCAAAATAATCAAAGTTATGATCTCTTGAATGTATAATAGCAGAATCTAATTCATCTTTATTAGCCATTACCAATTCATAAAAATCTTTTGCAACTATTGGTTTGTGGTCATTTTTTATATCATAAAAATGATATAAATCATAAACTGTTTCTGAGAAACCTTTTTTAGTTTCTTTATGTAATGCAGTAATAGCTAATCTAGCAGCTAAAATCGCGTAATCAGGGTGTTTTGTAGTTAATGATGCTGCTGTTTCCATAGCAAATACATCTAATACTCTTGTCTCAATATCAGGAGTTATACCCTCGATCACCTTTTGAGCTATCTCAAAAGGCATTATCCATTTTTGGTCTAAGCCGTATGTTTGTTGATTGATTCTATCAAGAATCTTATCTAAGACGACTGGCTCTCGTTTACCATTTCTTTTTGTTACTTTTATCATGTTCATAATTATAGTTTTGTATTTTATATATTGTTCTAAAAATATTTCATTTAGAAGAAAGATTATTTTTTTATGGTTTTTTATGTTAAATAAAATCTAAGTTATTTAATTTATTTAGATTAAATCTAAACTTAGAATTATTAAGAATTTTAGTAATTTTATCTATTGTTATAGTATATTTTTTTTCAAATGAGTCTACTAAATATGTATGCTCATCTTTATCAATTTCAATTACAATCCCTGTTATCAACTTATCATTGTATTCTTCATCAATCCAAACAAATTCTAATTCAGTTCCTAAACTTATATTTTTATGAGCAACATCTTTAGAAATTTCTTGTTTCCCTATATGAACTTGTAACTCAGCAATTATAACATTTCTCCACTTATTATCCAATAACTTAAACATATTAAATAAATTATCAGAAAAATACACTGCTAATTCATTAAATATTTCCACATTTGAAAACTTTTCCTGATATAATCTAGTTTTTAATAACTGAAAATAATTATTAAAATCAGATTTAGCAGGTTTTCTTCTATTATTAAAGAAGTTTATATCTGTATTATCCAATAATACTTCATAAACTTTTTCTTTAATTCTTTTATTTCTAATAAAGTTTTCATTATTTTGAGATTCATCCCAATATTGAGTAGATCTTTCTACATCAAATTTTTCCTCTAATTGAATTAAATCAAAATCATCTTCACTTATATTTTCTTCCTTCTTACCCTTAAAAATAGAATCATATTTAAGAGAGTGTTTACCTTCTATTGTATGCTTAGATACTAAAATATCTTCTATATACTCTTCGGGTCCTTCTATTTTTTCTACATCTAAATCAAGTTCTATATCTAAATCTTCTTCTAAGTCAGGAGTTTCTTCTTCTAAATTAATAATATCTTCTTCATCAATTTCAATGACTTCATCACACTTATCATCTAAGATTTCTTCATTATATGAAGAATCTTCTAAATTATCGGATAAGTTTTCATCTACTATAGTAGTTTCTTTTTTACTCATTTTTTATTATTTATTTTGTCTTTTTATATAAAAAAATTAATTATAGTTTAATTAAGAATCTAAAAATGTTTCATTTTCTAATGTCAAGTATTTAGAATTAAGATTAATTCTCATTTGACTTTTTGAAAAATCACCATCTCTTTGTTTTAATAATTTACATCTATATAAATTAATTTTTTTCATTTCATCCGTTCTTATTATTGCCCAGAATACATCTGCTGTTTCAGCTATAGCCTTACTTTCAGGTACTGATTCTAATGTTATATCAGATGCATTCCAAGCATCTTTCGCTACTTGAACTGCTGTTAATACAGGGCAATCATATTTAGCCGCAATTGCTCTTAAACCTTCAGCTATAGATTTTCCTTTAGAATATAAATTATCACCAGAAACACCTTTAACAGGGGCGATAAGTGTAATATAATCAATGATAATAAAATCTATTTTTATATTAGCTTTATCTTTTAATTTTTGAATAAAGAAATCAAAGTCATTTACAGTTGCTGTACCTGCTGCCCAAAACTTAGTAATAATTTTACCTATTTTTTTCTCAAATAAATCATCCGAATTACTTTTCAGAGCATTTATCTTTTTCATCATAAACTCCTTATCTTTAGATATTTCATCATAATCATTAATAGGAATATTTAACCTCATTGCTCCTAATCTTTTAAGAACCTTTTTTTCAGACATTTCTAATGTAATGTACAGAACATTATTACCTAAATTAGCAGCTCTTACTGCAAAGTTTTGCATCCATAAAGAATTATGGCTTAATATATCATTTGTATAATATTGCTTATTAGAACCTTCTGAAATTTGCAAATCATACATATTTGATTTCTTACCATTTTTATACATTTCCATTATCATTTCAGGACCTGTTTTAGTCATAATAAAATCACCAATTGATAAATTATCACAATAAATTTCAGTTAAATCACATTTTTTA